CTGAACTCGGACTTAACCCGGTTCTATAATGAGAAGTTTTATTTTAGCTACTCAGGAATAAATAAGCTTTTACAATCCCCAAGATGGTTCTACAACCATTACATTCTCAACCAGAAAGAAGATAGTACAGATGCCCACCTCATTGCAGGTAGGGCTCTGCACTGTCTGTTACTGGAGCCAGATAAGTTTGATGATCAGTTTGTAATGCTACCGGGGAAGATTCCCACAGATAGTAACAAGATAATTTTAGAACATATTTTCTATCACAATTACTTGCCATTACAAAATGAAACATTAACTTTGGAAGACTTCCCCACAGATATACTCAATCAGTTACTCGTAAACAATCTCTATCAATCACTCAAGACAGATGCTCAGAGGCTTGACAAGATACTTACAGATAACAACAAAGAGTATTTTACATTTCTAAAAATCAAAGAATCAAAAACAGTTATTGATACTTCTGTAAAGTCAAAGGCAGAAGAATCATTAATTAGCCTCAAAGCAGATGACAGGGTAATGGGGCTTCTACAATTAGGTCATGATAACTCTAATGGCGTAACTGTTTACAATGAAGTAGCACTCAAAACAGATCTCATTGATTTCAAGTTTGGTCTCAAAGGTTTTGCTGATAGCATAGTGGTGGATGAGAACACCAAGACTATCTTTATCAGTGACCTTAAGACAACCAACAAATCCATTCAAAGCTTCCCAAGTACACTAGAATTCTACCGCTATGATGTTCAGGCGGCAATCTATTGTATCATGGGGTTCAATAATCTGATTAAAGAAAGATCTGATGCAAGTGAATGGAAAATTGTGTTTACATTTATTGTGATAGATAAGTATAACCAAGTTTATCCATTCCAGGTTTCAGATGAAACGCTAAACGTATGGATGGAGAATTTCTCTGGTCTACTTAATGTGTTGAACTATCATTATGAAAACAGAGATTATACTTTACCATATGAGTTAGCTATTGGTAATGTAAAATTGTAGAATTTATGGTTATTGAAGCGCTTCATACGGAATACTTCCAGAAATCCAAGGTGTTATTTTATCCGCTCCTTGGAATCAAAAGAGGTTGTCCAGCTATACCGGAACAGACATATTTGTCTTGGGAAGGTTACCTGACACCCGAGGATAAGAAATTGATTACTGTGTATCAAAAGAGAGAGGAATCTGAATACATAACATTTGAGAAGAATGTACTATTGGGTCATAAAAGAGTGAGTGATTATATCCCGCTTGAAGACAACAAGGTACTCATCTCATTTGACTTTTCTGATTTAGAAGATGATTGGAACCATTTCATAAATGGTAAATACAGTATGATGAACAATGATTTAAAGCGCAAAATCAGAGATCATTTTAATAAGAATGGTGGTACATACACTTATGTAGACAGTTACATGTTCCCTGAAAGGTATTTTAGCTTGTATGCTAATCTCCTTGGGGTAGATGAACAACTGCTACGTAGCGTTGGTGAACTATGTAGTAAACCAGACCTAGAGAAAGAAACATTAATCGCAGAAGTAATCAATTTGGAAAACAAGAAAATTCTAGGTTAATTTGTAACAATTAAAAACAACCAACAGTATGAGTAGAGTTATTGGCGGCAACATGTACGTTGTCAAGTCTTCGTGGAATGAAGGGGAAACATTCAGATTGATCCCTGTCACTGAAGACTGTCCTTATGTAGAATGTATTTATGATCCAGCTACCAAGGTATTTGTAATTATCAGTAAATTAAGCAAGACAACATTGCATATGTTGCCTAAGCTTGATGATAACGGGGACCCGTCTCCACTGAAAACCAAAAGAGCTAACGGTAGAATGGTTAAGGAAGAAAGAAAAACTATTGAGACATTCCAAGAGTATTATGTTGAAGACATGGATGCTATTACGTCTTTGGTAGAGTTCTTTGCAATTAACTATAAAGACATGGATTGGAAATCATTCCTAGAAGCCAAAAAATAAGCCCTGTCAGGCAGTTGATGAGGGGAGGTAGTTGTCAAGTTCTACCTCCCCTTTTCTTATGTATAAAATTTGAGTATGAGAACACATTGGGTAATGGACTATGAGACTTTGAGTAATTGTTTCATAGCAGTATTTGAAAGCGTAAAGTCTGAAGACACTGAAGTATTTATTGTACATGATTTGCAGAATGACATAGATGCTCTTATAGAGTTCTTAGAAAGAAACATTACTCTGGATGAGTGGCATGTAAGTTTTAATGGTCTTGGGTTTGACAGTCAGATTACTGAGTATATCCTACGGAACTCTGATCAACTCAGAGAAATGGGTGGATGTGAGATAGCTGAGTGGCTATATGGCAAAGCACAGAATATCATACAGTCTCAAGATGAAGGTAACTTTCTGGAGTTTAGTCCAAAGGACATTCAGATTAATCAGGTAGATGTATTCAAGTTGAATCACTGGGATAATCCGGCTAAGAGATCAAGCCTGAAGTGGATTCAGTATACCATGGATTGGCACAACATAGTTGATATGCCTATACACCATAGTTCTGAGATAACTACATTTGAGCAGATAGAAGAAGTAATTCACTATTGTAAGAATGATGTTAAGTCTACCAAGGCTATCATGCAACTGAGTAAGAAGCAGATTGAGCTGCGCAAGAGTCTCACGGATGAGTATAACATTAATTTGTTCTCTGCATCTGAACCAAGGATTTCTAAAGAGTTATTCTTACATTTCCTTAGTGAGAAGACCGGAATAAAAAAGTATGAGCTTAAACAGCTTAGAACAAAGCGTGAGCAGATTATAGTCAAGGATATCATACTAGATTATATCAAGTTCAACACTGCAACGTTTCAGAAGCTCCTTAGTAAGTTTAATGAAGCCATAGTATTTCCAGAAGAAACTAAAGGTGGATTTAAATATTCTATCCAATACAAAGGAGTGAAGACTGATTTTGGTTTAGGTGGTATTCATGGCGCCAGGGCAAGTAGAGTATACAAGTCTAATGCAGATATGGTTATCATGACTTCAGATGTTGTCAGTTATTATCCCAACTTAGCAATTAGAAATGGCTGGGCTCCTGCGCATTTACCCAAGAAAGAGTTCTGTGAACAGTATGAATGGTTCTTTGATGAAAGAAAGAAGATCAGTAAGAAAGATGTCAGAAACTATGTATACAAGATCATCCTTAACTCAACCTATGGTTTGAGTAATGATGCTAACAGTTTCCTGTATGATCCTGAATTCACTATGCGTATCACTATTAATGGTCAGTTGAGTCTGGCTATGCTGTATGAGATGCTAGCGGAAGGTATACCGGGTGCTGTACCCTTGATGCAGAATACTGATGGTCTAGAGACTATGATTCCAAGAGAGTATGAAGAGAAGTATTATGAAATCTGTAAACAGTGGGAGGATATAACTAAGCTTCAGTTGGAGCATGACAAGTATGACAAGATAATCTTAGGTGATGTGAATAACTATATTGCTGTAAACATGCCAAAGCGTGTTGATTATGATACTATACTTGGAATAAGACAAGACTTCCCACATTATCCTACTGTCAAGATTATGCCTAGTGTTTATGAATATAGCGCTGTAAAGTGTAAAGGTAGGTTTGAGTTTGCTGATTTAGCTCTACATAAGAACAAGAGCCACTTAGTAATTCCCAAAGGTATCTTCTATTACTTTGTTCACGGTATTGACCCTAGAGAGTTCATATATTCCCAAACTAACATATTTGACTTTTGTGCAGGTAAGAAAATTAAAGGTGATTGGAAGTTTATTGAGAAGTTTCTTAAACCTGAAATAGATCCTGAATATGCAAAGTATACTCTTGAACAGAAAAAAGAGTATCTACTTGCTAATGGTTGGGAAGAGTCTTGGTCAGATGATAACTGGGTAAGAAGTGATTCTGCTTATAAAGAAGCCAATACTGGTATAACAACTGAAGGTGCATTTAGACGTACTGCCCCTACTATAGGTGGTAGTTATGTAGAATTACCTGTACAAAACACTATTAGATATTACATGTCTAATAAGGGCAGTAAGATAATGAAAGAGAACTTTACTGATGGCCGGGCTACACAGACTGAAGCCGGTAAGTATATGCAGACTCTGTTCATTGACTATGTAGAGAAGAATATTGAAGACTATGATTTGAATTATGATTATTATCTAGAGAAGATTATGAAGGAAATTTATAATCTAGAACCGTTTATAAACCAATTAAGTTTATTCTAATGCCAAGAAAAATTCAAGACATCACCAGAGCTACTCTGGAAGCTGTTCCGTTGCCAGTTCACGCTGCTACGTACACAGTTATTTCTCACAAATCAATTATGGATTATGCCCTTGCAGAGATTGCTGCAATGGGTTTCACTGTACACAGTGAAGAATATAGAGCTACCCATGATGGGCAAATTGCTCAAGGTATCTACCAGCTGAATTATAATTCAGACCCAGAGATGTCCCTTATGTTTGCATGGACAAACAGTTATAATAAACAAATAAGATTTAAATGTGCAGTAGGTGGTTATGTGCATGCTAATCAAACCGTCATGTTATGTGGTGAGATTGGTACATATGCAAGAAAGCATACCGGAACTGCAGATGCTGATACAATTGCAATGATGCAGACTCACCTGACTAATGCACAGATGTACTATGATAACCTAGTTGCTGATAAAGATGCTATGAAAGTAGTATCTATTAGTTCAAGAAGACAAGCTGAAATTCTCGGTGTTCTCTTTGCAGAATATGAGATATTGACTACTGAGCAGGCAAGTATTATCCGCCAGCAGATGGATAAGCCAAGCTTCTTCTATAACGGAGGTAAGGATACACTGTGGTCTTTCTATAACCATGCTACCGTAGCATTGCAACAGTCTCACCCAAGAACATGGATGGAAGATCAGCGTATGCTACACTGGTTCATTAGTAATGAGTTCAACTTAGGTAAAGTTCTTGTGGCACCTATTACACCAGCAGTAGAGATTACTGTACCTATGATAGATCCATTAAATGCTATTCCTAATCAGACTAATATCCTAGATCAGATTGCTGAGCTTACAGGAGAAACATCTGAGGAAATAGTAATTCACATTGAGTCAGATCAAGAGTATGTTGAACGTGTAGCTGAGATTGAAGGTGAACCTGAACCAGATGTAGTTGAATACACTGATCCTGCAGGTAATATTTTTGAAGCACCAGTAGTAATAGATGATTTTATTACTGATGAAGAAGAAGATGCTATTATGGAACAGATGTTAGTTCCAGTAGCACCAGAAAGAGTTAAGTTCTCAGTAGATAATACTGAGACTACAACTGAATTTGATTTTGATTTGAATTTTGAAGATGATGAAGAGGGTGACTCCAATCAATTCTTCTTGTAAACCTTTGGGGGAAAGAATGGCTAACGCTGTTCTTTCCCCTTTTTTTTTCCTACTGAGGTGGTCTACTGCTGTATTTCTCCATATTCTTAATCAAAGTTTCCGCATCACCTGTTCTACCTGACAAACCTACTGTTGATAATAAGTGTGTGATTACCTTTGGCGCACCCTCTTTCTGCCAAGAATATGGTCCAGTATCTTTCTTATAGTAAGCACTGTCTTCTCCAAGCATCATATTAGCCAAGTCATCAATGATTTTGATATACATCTTAAGAGTAGAACCAAATGCCGGTGATGTTACTCCAATAAACTTAGCATATTCATTCAATCCTAATCCGGGTATAGGCATGAAAGTAGATGTTTCTTGTTTTACTCCCATTAATAAATAAAGCATATGATTAGCAATATAACCTCTAAGCTTAAATTCAGGAGTAAACATTGGTCCTGATCTTGCGCGGATCTTTTCCCATCTAGCTTCATCATCATCATCATATCCAAACAAGAACATAATTCCAAGTACTGCAAGTAATACAGATACTCCTTCTCCTATAGTTCTTTTAAGGTCAACCTTCTCTTGTGCTGTCATATACAGATATGCATCTGATTTATATGTGAGCATTTTTTTCAATGCCGCTAATGCTCCAATGTAATAACCACGGGTAGGTTTACCCAAAGCCCAATCATATCTATAACCACCAAAGTTTTCTTTCTTGGTATCCATACCAAATCTGTTTACAAACCCTGGCGTTGCCCACTTACGCATGAAGAAGAACATTCTATAAGCTAGATACTTGTTACCTTCTGCTTGACCAAACTTATCATAGGCACCATATAGTCTTCTAGATATTGCTTGGAATTGATTACGGAACTGTTTAAACTTCATTCCTTTGGCAATAACTAGCTCTTGTCCTTCTGACACTTGTGATGCATCTGTAATATTGTTTCTTGCTTTAAGCTCATCTACAGTTATGTAGTACTTGTCCGCAATCTCTTTGAGTGTTTCACCTTTAACATAAACGTGATTAACCTGTCTATTACCCCACTCAGGATCAATACCATCTTTGAGTTTTATAATACCGTTTTCATCTAGTTCCCATGCATCAATGTATCTTATAGGCACAGTACCTTTAGAAGTTTGCATTTCTAAATACTTATGGTGCATCACTCCTCCAAACAACTGCATGGCAGCTTCCATTTCCCCAAACTTTCTGAAGTCATACATCCATGATCCATCAAGTAAATCTTTTGCCATTGTTCTGGTAATAGATCTACCGTGTTCATCTTTAGCTTTAAAGAATGGGTCAAATCTTTGAATCAATTGCACTGCCAAACTTTGACCACCTCGTGCATAAATACCTGTAGTAGCCCACTCAAACATTGTAGTTTTTACCCATGGTTGTGCAGCAGCATAAGATTTTAAACTAACGTACTCACCTCCTGTAGCTTCAATAAGGTTTTGCATAATCTGCCCATAACGGTTCTTCAAGTCAGAAGGTATGTTTACTGCTAGTGTTGCTCTACCAGCAGCTTTAGTCATACCATTAACTAACTTATGTAACCACGGATTAGACTCTTCAATACCCACAACCTGGCGCCCATAGTATGTTCTTTCAAACAATGATCTAAATTGCTCAAGTCTATTATAGGTAACTCCTTTTCCTGATCCCGCAGGCTTCAGTTTACCAGTAAGCTTAGCAATCTTTTTATCATACTTGTTAGGCTGTTTTAATGGATTGGCTTCTAATGTCTCAAGAATACCTTTTGCTAAGTCAACTGTATCAATCAACTTAGTCTGCATTCTTGCAGAAGTTTGGTAACGCATTAAGTTATCAATGACATTTGGAGACACCTCATTGATAGGTATGTTGTATAGCCCGGATATAGGAATGTAAGATAACTGGTTACCCTCCATATCTGTAGTCACAAGCTGTTGGTTTACATCAAAGTTTGCATTTGACTCATACTCATCAGCTTTAAGCTTTCTGTTTAAGATAGACTTATCAAGTTGATACTTGATACTTCCTCTTAGTACTTCAAGGTTATTTCTATACTTACCACCTTGTATACTTTCTAAAGTTCCATTTACACCAAACCTTGGCATATCATTCCATAACTTAGATCCTCTAGGTAAATCCTCTTGGTTCTTATGGTGAAACTCTTTAAAAAGCTCAATCAATTTAAATTGAGCATTGTTAGCTGCTTTTAATGACTCATACTCATGATTAATATACTTGTCACCAATAGCACTATTTGGATCTTTTGGATCATAGGGTCTTGGCAGGAATTCTCCTTCATTATCGACATAGACACCAACATAATCAGACCAGTTAGCACCAAGCGGAATAGTTCTAAATTCATCTTTTACTTGATATTTAGAGTGACGGGCATTTGGTTTACCCATGAATTCAATCTCTTTTCCAGTAGCTCTGTCTTTAATTTTTGTAATTACTAAGTGCTCTGGATTAGATGGTATAGAAACAGAGTAAGCCATTAGTCTTTCATACACAGTAACAGCTTTAGCTTTCTTTCTACCTTTTTGTTTAATGTAGTTGATCTTAGTAACGTGACTTGCCGTAAACCAATTGCTGAATTTTTTATCTCTATCTAAAAGTTCAGTGATTTGATCTCCATTGATAAAGTCATTTACATCTTCTGCTTCTACTTCAGGTTCTCCCATTCTAACCAAGTGGTAGTTAATGGCATCCATGTAGTATTCAGTAGGTACCTTAGATGATAGTTCACCCAATCTGTTATAGATACCTGTTAACTCTGCATGTTCAGTTGGTGTTAAACCAGCTGTTTGCATTTCACTAAGCTTAACAAATCTCTTTGTCTCAAGTGGACTTAATGGCTCTTTATCATTAATTTTTTCACGGTAACTATCTAGTTCTAATAACTGTTCTCTTGTAAGACCTGCTCTAGCATTGAAGTTAGTTTTGAAGTCATTAATGCGTTGCTGTAAATCTTTAATAACTTTTAATCTATCTGTACCTAATTCAGATGGTACTGGCTGGCGTTTCTCATCTTTGAATGCTGTTAGCAATTCATAGATATCTCCATAAGCTTCACCTACATTAAACACATCTTTAGCTGAAGCAGTCTGTTTTGCTTGCAGTTCTTGTAGACGTTCAATGTCTTTTGCTTTAGCATCATAGTACTCTTGAGCATATACTAAACGGATGTTCTGTTTTTCAAAGTCAGACATGCGTTTTTTCCAATCATCACTATCACGCTTAATACCTTCTCCTTCTAAGAGACTAGCAAACTCATTATATGCTCTCTCCAAAGACCCCGGGATTTCTACAAACTCCATATACTGTTTGTTTCTTTCACGGTACTCACGGAGAACCATAGTCTTACTTAAGTCATAGATACCTTTGGAAGGATCATCAAACTTAGGTGTCCCATCTATATAGTTTAATTCAAACAATTGCTCATATGCTTTCCAGGCAGCCTGGGCAGATGAGTAACGTTCAAATCTCTCCATCTCATTGGTGTACTTGTCAGTCTCTGCAGAGTAAGCATCAAGTACTTTCTGTCTATCTAACCATGCTAATCTACCTACAGGAGTATCAAAGAGTTCATCTGCTTTGTATACTTCGGGTAAGTAGAAGTCATACAGGTAGTCAATAGATAACTGTCTGAGTTCTGCCGCAGCATCTTTGATCTTTTCAGGATCTTTAGATTCACGTGCTTGTTCAAACTTATGTCTCAGCTCAGCTCTATCAGCACGGTAATTCTTATGCTCATTTTGTAGAGTGTAAACTTTAACTCGTTCTCCTTTACCATCTGAGTTTATGTGGTAAACTTCATCTTCAAATGTAGTAAGGTCAAGTATTTGTCTTGTCTGATTAGCATTGTAGCCTATAGCCTTTAATAGTGGCTCTAGCTTTTGTCTGAATACCTCAGAGTCATCCATGACTTCTTGCATGGCTTCTGTCTCCAAGTCATTTACAAATATAGCAAAGGCACCTACTATAGGATCATTACTAGATGTGTATGCTTCAAGCATTCTATTGAACCATGATACATCATTCTGTGTACCGGATAATAATCCACGGATCTTATCTTCTGTAATTCTGTATGTTCTGAAGTGATCAATAAATGCACCCACACCAGTTGCACTAAGACTCTTGTCCTTCAGTGCATTTACTTCTTCATCAGTAATGGTGTTGTTTACAATTCTGTTGTATAGATCCTCTATCTCTTCTTCTGACAGGCGTGTCTTTAACTGATCCAGGTTTTGCTTGAGCTCTTTATTTACAAAGTCATTCATGTACTGAGTGTACTCTTTGTAGAATTCAGTAGCTCTCTCAAACTTAATTTTATTGATGACATCTTTACATCTCTGGATTGTCATACTAGTTTGGTTGAGCATCTGTGCAAAAGGATTGTCAGTCTTCAAACCAAAATCTTCTACCAACAAACGGTCAGTATCTTTAATAAGCTCATCATATGCATATACTGAACTCTTATAAACAGCCAAAAGTTTTTCACCTTGTCTAGAAGTATACTCACCACTTTTTATAAGCTCCATTAAACTACCATAGATGTTATCCATGACATTGTTAATTACAGCAAAGCTGTGTACTACTGTAGTAGCCTGCAGAGTCACTTCCTGAAGTCTTCTTGTTTCAGCATCTATTGTATCATCAACAATCTGAGCTCTCGTTCTCTTTGCAGAAACTTGAATAGTCTGATACTTTCTCAAACTTGCTTGGATATCTTTGAGCAATCGGTCACCTTCATTCTCAAACATAGCTTTTTCCAAGACCTTGTATTGCGGACTCTTCTTGCTTACACGTTTAGCAGCATCAAGCACTTCTTTGTTTCTGTAATAGAAGTCATTAATCAATGCTATCATAGCATCTGCACTAATGTTTTTAGCAAGATCCTTACTGGTGTTGTCTAGTTTGTTAATCCTACCTTTTTCTGCACGGGCAAACTGAACCAACTGTTCATCCGTCATTCCATCAGTGAGTTCAAAGCTTTCGGTAAGTAGTCTTTGTGCTAACTCATCTAGTGTAGTATTAGCATTTATGTCAGCTACATTAACTCTACCAAAGGCACCTTTAAGTGCTTGTTTGATAGCATACAAAAGATTTCTAATGAATCTTGTAAATCCATCTGTTTCTATTTGTTGAGTTACCTGGTTAGTTGCTCTCTTACTTAAAGCATGTACTAAGATCTCTTCTTTGTATAGTACACTACCTTCTTTAAGTTCAGGGTAAAGTTTAGCCATCTTCTCACGGAGTTGGTCACCCTCTGTTGTACCCATAAGCTGCTCATAGAGATTTTCAAATAACCCGCCATTATCTCTTCTGATTGCTGATATCAGTGGGTGGGAAAACTCATGCAGCGCAGTATCTAAATTAAGACCACCTTCTACAAAGTATACTGTACCAGCATAGACAAATGCAGGTTCACCATTATACTTAATAGGTGCATTCTTTAGAATATTAGCAGCTTGTTCTCTTGTAACTTCTTCATAGGAAGTTTTCATTGCAGCAGAAAGCTTCTGAGCAAATATGTTACCTAGCAGTCTAGATCTTTCATTGTCTAAATCAGCTTTAGGAACAAGTAAAGCTGGTCCTTCTCCGTATGTATAAACTAAGTCATCACTAATGTGTGCTTGGTTTTCCATGATAAGCTCTGCCCATACCATGTTACTCAAGGGATCTAATGCATCTGATACAAGCGTAAGCCCATCTGTTTTTACAGATTGAGCCAGTTCAACCAAAGCGTTCTTCAGTACCCCGCTTTTCTTATATTCATCAGGTATATTAGCAAAGTTAAGCACAGCATAATTCCCGCTAAGTCCGTATGAAAGGTCCCCAACTTTGACACCGTCCACTATTACCGGTACGCTCTCATTGTTCTCTCCATAGTATTCAGTCTGACTCAAATCTATGTTCTCAAATACATTAGCAGATGTAGTACCAAGCTCTATTTGCTCATACTCCATCAATGAGTCAAAGAATTTTTTAACTTCATTTTGAAAACTTCTAGAAGCCTTTGTTGTAAGTTGAAATTGCTGATCACCTAGATCTTCAATCTGTTCATACAAATCTCTGTTAGAAGTTTTTAATGCATTGAGTTTGTCTAGTTCTGGAGTTGGTAATCTTAACTCACCTCTAGTAGTTCTTTGAACATTTTCTAATTGAGTAGACTCATCCTGCAATAATTTATCAGGATTGATACCTGCTTGTTTATACAAGTCCTTAGTAATTTTATCTGCATTAGATTTAAGTTCTTGTATTTGTCTGTTCTGTTCTCTTAAGAAAATAAGAGTCTCTTGAACTATAGGAATGTTAATTTCTTCTAACATCCTTCCTACAGTAGTTGTAGGATCAGTAATCCAAGATGGGGCAGGTGATTTTAATCTGTAGTCCTCTTCTTTTAAATAGTTCTTAAGCTGTTCCAATAGGGATAACTCTTGCTCTTTTCTCATAAAAGAAGCTACCTCATCTTCATTAGATGCATCTCTTTGTTGCATTATCAACTTAGTCTCCTGCTCATCAATCAGATTATCAAGTGCAGAAAAAAGCAGTTCATTAGGTTCTGCTCTGTAAACTACTTTACCATCCGTTTTTCTGCTAGATGTGTCATACAAAAGCTCACCAGATAATGGCATTAAACCATAACTTGCTTTGGCAAACTCTGTCAATCTTAGGTTAGCATTATCAAATCTTCCAAAGTCTAGAATCTCTCTTGTATCGCTGATAATATTCTCAGCTTTCAACATGTCTAGACTGTTTATCTTACTACTGCATCCCATTACAATTCACATTTAAACGGATTATTCTCCTCATTAAAATTAAACTCTATTTCTGCATCAGTAATACCTTGCTTCTCAGTAATCAATTGAACAAGTTCTTTGTACATTGTAGAGCCTGGATTTACATAACCAAACTCTTCATAGAGTCTCTTAGATAAATATACAAATAATTCTTTAGGCATGATGCTCGGATCCCCAAATCCTGATCTAGGAAAAGCAATTGGTTTCCCATACATTTGCTCTTTTTTGATTCTTTGAATAGCATCTTCAAAGATAGCTTTTACTACTTCATACTTGTCAGATTTAACTCCTGTGTAGTTATCAGTTAGTGACTTATTAGAAGTTGGGAAAATGATTGACATTGCATCTTCTATGTTTGCTAATCTTGCTTGACCATTAAACCTCAATTCTCTATCAAGCATCATAGATCTAGGAGCATTTACAACAAAGATGACATCCGGATTGTACTTAGCCATTGCTTCATACACTTTTGGAGTCTTATTACCCTCAGAGTATACATACAAGTCTTCTGTATTAGTAGGCGTTAAGAACTTCTTAGCAGCCTCATCACCTTTAAGTTTCTTTTCAGTAGCATTCTCTAGTTTATTTGTAAAGAATAAATCTTTAAATCTGCCTTTGTTAGAGTTAATTGAACCACCCTCCATACCAGCTTTGCTTCTATTGGCAGCTAAGAACGTATAGAAGAATTTGTCTAAGAAGTTATCAGCTTTTTCTTCATCCTCTAAGATATCCATAAACTCTTCTGTCTGCTCACGCATGATGTCTATATACTGCTCTAGAGGAACTACATTATTGAAGTTTAACTTTGTTTTGTTTAAACCTGTTTGAATCATTGAGATCAATGGTAACCTTGCAAAGAAGTCACTTATCATCATGTTCTCTTCAGGATCTGCTACTTTAACAACACCTGGATTACCCAAGTCTGCAATGTTTTTCTTGTAAAGATTGGACAATGAATTATCATAGTCTTTCTCATTTACATACAAGTTATAGAAAGTTTGATTAGAGTTAGTATCCATCATAAGTCTGCTTAGTACAGGATACTCCTGTTTAAGCTTACCCCCGTATACTTCAGCATCTCTATCCATAAGTTCTTTGTACTTGATAGCATATGCATTTTCAGGATCTTGGAACAACTTGTAAGGATTGAACGTATTATCCAATGCCCTCATTGCCAAAATCTTTTCATAAGTGAATCTACCTTGTTCTACTTCAGACATTTCAGGATGTATCATCTTAGTATCACGTAGCTCTTTTTTATACTCTCTCGTTTCAACCACATCTGTAACAGGTAAGATTGAGCGTAGGTATTCACGTTCTGCTACAAACGCAAAGTATGCAGCTTCATTTGTTCTTGCATTGCTGCTGAAGTATGGTCCATCTAATGGATATAAACCTCTATCTTCATAAGAACCTTCATACTCTGAATCTTTTTCCCATAGGGAATATCTAAAGTCTTCCTTAAGTTGTCTTTCATCAATGTACAAAGTGTCTTCACCTTTGGCATTCTTCTTAACGTAGGCGCCAAACTTTAAGTAGTCTACTAGATTTACAGGAATTTCTGTTTCTGTATTATAACCTTTGTATGCAGGTCCCAGATTGAACTTTCTCAATGCATTCTGAAGAAGCATGTTGACCATGTCATTTCTGAAAGTATCAATCATTTGAGTCAATTTTCCTGGACCAAATGTATCATCAAGATTATTTCTAAAGTCTGCTAGGTTTGTAATGATCCATTGAGAAACATTTTCATGATATCTTAATGGCATCAACGGCTCTACCAATGCTAATGCAAGATCGTTGTTATACATTGGACTGATTACAGCATCCTCTCTTAATCCACGTCTTAACTCCTGATCAATTTTTGTTTCTTCCTCTAAGTCTTCTCTTGTAGATTCCACTATCTCCACTTCAGCAAATGATGATTGAGTTGCTGTATCTGGATTTGAATTGATCTTTAACTTAGTAAGACCACTGATCTGTTGTTCAATCTCTAAGAAGTGCAAAAACATTACTTTTGATAAGTCACTAGATGCATTTTTAGTTGCCTCCGCTTCAGACTCTTTTATCAAATCCTTATACTCATACATGTAAGGATCTCTTTTGTTTTTCTCAACAAACCTATCCCAAGCTTTATCAAGATCTGGATATGAACCTTTAATCAAATCCATCATTTCTTTTTTAGTAAAGTTTTTGTCTTCTTTATCAGCAAAGTACTTATCTGAAAGAACATTTCTTTCATAGTAGTATCTTTTCTCAGGAATATCTGTACCAAAGTATTTTTTAAGCACACGACTTGCAGCATCTTGTTTAACCTTTGATGCATATAAAGATTTTTTACCAAGAGGTTCGGCAAATGTACTTTTACCAAGTCTTTGTTCTTTTACATATTCTCTTACTAAAGGTTGTGACATAAAGCTAATAGCTTCTTCTACAGGTACGCCAGTTTTAAGTAGATATAATAAGGTTGGTGCCAACTCATAGTTCCCCTGAATGAAGAAAATCCATGCATCTTTTTCAACATCCACCCATCCGTTAATCATCTGAGAGAATAAATCGGCTACCTTATATACATTATCTACATCATATCTACTAGACAGGGAAATAACTTCTTCTCCTTCATCATTCTGCATAGTGTGGTGTCTTAAGAATAGATCCATATTTCTTGGCTTCTTATCTTTACCATGTAGATATGTAGCTGGCATCTTAGCGCCCAATGAGTTCATGATCACGTTGAAAGTATTCTCAACAGCTCCTAAACCAAGTGTCTTCTTACCAATCTCATTAGATTCATGCTTATATATGTTGTAACCTACTTCAAGAACACGTGTAGGACTAATGATTTTAGAGAGTGTTTTAACACCATTATCATCAGATACTTTATAGTTAAGTGACTCAGAAGACATGTTAGTATATGGATTATACTTCATCACATACTGTGCAAGTTCATCCGCAATTGGCTTCAGAATATAGGTACCATTTGGTCTAATCAAAGAAGGATAGTTTTGTGGAAGCTCAAGAATGTTTTTGATATCTTCTATGAGTTCATTTTCTAATGCTGCCTTCTGAGCCTTAATAATATCTTTAGTAGACTCTTTATTTGTTTTAGCTTCTTCAATGGCATCTTTTAGAATCTGAATGCTCTCTTCTTTAGTTTTACCTTTTTTAAGTAGTCTACCTTTGTAAGCACCGTCTTCACCAATGTTAGGCATGAAAATAGTCAACTTATCAATATCAAAGTCAGCCCCTGATTTAGCTACAATCTCAGATGGAGGAATAATAATGTTACCTGCTTCTGGCGGAAGGAAGTGATACACCTCCATGAATTCCATAGAGTTAAGACCCTGTACTGGAATTCTTACACCGGCCATAGTAATACTCTTACGGTTAGTGTCTTTATCTAACCATGCCTCATTCTTAATCATTTCATTGAGACGGTCAATTGTACCAATCTCTTCTCCATCATTATGCTTAAGATTCAGTAGATACTGGAAGTCGCCTTGCAAAGCAATCATAACTTTCATAGCTGAGGTAGTACCATCTGTAGTTGTAGTTACTTTTGGCTTTCTACCAGCAATCTTATCTTCCAAATACTGAATCTCATCTCTTAGAGCATTCTGATGTGTAGGTGTCCAATAAGCTGACTGCTCCTCAAGTATTCTTTTCTTTTCTTTCAGGGAAGCCTTAAGAGCATCTACATCAGCATTTTCATAGAGAGCATTTAAATCAATAATCTTTCTATGATATGTAGGAAGGAAGTTAGAACCCCTATACTTTTTCTTTTCAGCATCAGTAGCCTCCTTAAGTTTATCTAATGGATTACCAAAGACACCTTCATACATAGCAGCAGATACCTGAACCAATGGCTCACCTTTTACCTTTTGCTTAATAATCTTTTTGTTGATTATAGAAAGTAGTAACTTCTCAATCTTCGGTGCTTCAGGGTGTAGTGATAAGTCATTTCTTAATGACCCGTCCGCTGTCACATCCACAAAACCTTCAATCAAGTGGTCTCCTAACTTATCATCTCTTTCAAGTTCTTTACGGATAAGTTCTGCTAGCTTCTTAGTGCTTTCTTTGCTTCTTGGTGTATAAACAGATTTACCATTGATCACTCTTTCATCATAACCAACTTGTTCTAGAAGTTCTAATTTTAGAATGCCGGTATACTCTGCTACGTTGTCAATGTATCTTCTTACTTTATCATTTGTAATCTCACTTTCATCAGGAGATTGAATTACACCTCTCTCATAAAGACCTTCAAGAATTAACTTACGCAACTGAGTAGAGAAGATTGACTTCTCTTTGAATGAGCTGTTTACTTCTGTCTGGTTCTTTAAGAACTCAGCAAATACTTTATTTACAGTAAATGTAGAAGCTTTGTTTATAGTACCATCTTCATTAAAGACATTATCACCTTTTCCATCAGGTGCAATGTGCCCAATCTTAGAACCAGTTTCAAATACTACATAGTCAATATTATCCTTCATCATCTTGTCATGCAGCTCATTGAGAACTGAAGATCCATTCACTGAAGGAATTAATGGCGCCAATGAGAACTTATGGAATGAAGTTAATGACAAACCTTTTGTATCCATGTTTCCAAAGTACTGTAATTTGTAAGGTGGGAAGTATTCAATGATATCTTGTACCCCAATCTCTTCTTTATTCACAATACGTTTGTACAGGGCTTCTTGCTCATCTGACCAGTTACCTTCAAGAGTCTTAAGCATGCGGTATGATTCCAAAGTAACATGACCTTGTCCATCACCCTCTTTCATTCCTAAGTACTCTTTAGCTTCTGTTTCAGCAAGCTTTTTTGCGTAGTCTTTTTTGTTCTTAATAGTCTTGTTATTCTTAAGACGGTCTAAGATATCTTGGTAAAGAGTCTCTTTGTACTCTTCATACATGATAGAGTCTACTTTCTTCTCTTTGATAATAGCAGTATGTAATCTACCATCATAATTTCTTATTTGGTAATTGTTCTTTTCTGCATATAATCTTTGGAACAGACTGCTGTTTATGAAGTTTCTAGCTCTTTGGTCTGCTCTGAATCCTCTTCCCGGTGCTGTCATACCGGCATTACGCTTATGGAACTCTTCCTTCTCATGGTTATACTGTGCTAAGTCACCATAAGTAAGAATCACAGTCTCATAGTTATGAATCCAAGAGTTGTATGTGTAAGCCTTTACAAGAACCTTATCTGTTTGCTTTTTTGTCAAACCTTCTTGGTAAGCAATATCAGTAAGAGCCGGATCTACATATCTAGCTTCAGACAGTCTTTCAAGATTTGCTTTTGTTTGCTTTTCAAAGTAGCTATCCACATCAGCTTTTACATCCTGATATAGATCATCGTCTGCCTCTAAGGCATCAAGTAAGTTACCTTTAATAGCATATAACTTTTCTTTAGTTTCTTCACTAAGAACATCATCAAATGCTGTAAAGATTTCCCCGGCCATTACAATAGTCCCATCTTTCTTTCTGACTTTTCTATTGTAGCCAGCCCAGTTCTTCATTTGTAAAGCTGGATCAGTAATAGTCTTGTCATTAAGATTAGCTTTGAATCTTTGAATTCTTTCAAGCTCACCTGCTACATAACCCTTAATGATTTCAAATGCTTCTAACTCACCTTCTCCTTTGCGGATAGGACGGAAGTCAGCAATATCAACGTATAAGTAATCTGTAGCTTTACCTTGGTTACCATATAAAGCAGTATTGATCTTCTCTGCTCTGATACCCTGTGACATTGATTTAGATGCATGACGCATAAACTCTTGAATACCACGTAGCAACATAGTATTCATCTCTTGTAAGAACTTAGTTGTTGCATCAGCAGAACTTGTTGACACACCATCTTCAGGTTCTATACTACCCTCTTCTAAGATTTGTGTACCAGCAACATTATTCAAAAGAAGTTGATTTACTTCTTCAGTGTCTGTTCCTATTTTTCTTCTGTCCCCAAAATTAGGTCCATTCATAAAGAACATAGAGTTCATATTAACACTGTACTTGATATGAGGATTATTAGAATCCTTTAACCAACGCATATGTCTAAATTCACCATCTAGGTCAAACTCATTTTCATCTTCATCAATCAGGTACTTCAGGTTTTTTGCTTTATTAATAGCACCCATGGCACGTGTCAAAGTACTGTCTAAGAAGTGTTCCCATACACGGTTCTTCTCAGGACTTAATACACTAAAGTTAGAGTAGTTATCGGAGAATTGAATATTGATTTCTGCTAATGCTCTTAGTCTTGCTCTTACATCTTCAGTATTCTTTTCATCTGTTCTCAATGCTTCTGGTAAACCGTTCATCAAATATTCAATTGGATTACGGGTAAACTTCTTAGCTGCAGCCACCTTTTCTTCATCAGCTGACTTAAGAGCTTTACTCACCATTCTAAGCAAACTATAGATATACTCAACACCATATACTTGAGCAAACTTAGGTTTAGCCATCATTGCACTGATCTCAGCACTATTTTTATCTAGTGTAATACCAAGAGCTTCTAAGAAGTCAAAGCTTCTCTTTGGGTCTAGCTTTCCATTTTTTCCAAACTCAGCTACAAGTAATTCAACATCAAGTATGTTAGAAATTTTATCTGAACTAATGAATCTACTATCTGCTGGGTCTGCCATTTTAAAGTTGGATGACCACACTTTGTAAATAGCATATACATCAAAGCTTGCATTTACAATGCTTGATGAAAACTCTACTGTATCTCTTCCTTCTTCTAATGAAGGTGTTACTTTCTTTGTAATGTTTAACTGCACATATGGGATTCTTGGCTTCTTGAAATCCTGCCAGAACTTTGTTTCTGTATTAAACTCTTTACTATCAACGTAGTCTTGAGTAGGATTATGCAGCAAGTCAGTAATCTGACGGAACTCAGGATAGTTATCAGCAAACTTTATCAGTCTACTATAAATATCCTTTTCAGTCAATGACCCAGCTAAAGTTCTTGCTAGTTTATTCCACATGATGTCTTTAGACTCAAGAACATAAAAGCCTAGTTTGTCTTTTACTCTTTCATATCTAATAGTCTTGCCTTCTTTTATTTTCTCTAATTTGAATATGCTAGAGATAAGCATTAGAGTTTCTTCTGAAGCAAGTTCTTTAGATGACTTAATGTTACCACCGTCACTTGATTGAATGGTCTGACCAACACTATTAGTTTCTTCTTCTTTTTCTTCTGTTGCTTCAGGATCTTCTTCAAGCTCTACATATGTATCCTTGAGTACATTAAATCTTGTAGAATTGATGTGATGTGCAACCACACCTTTCTTTTCTTTTCCTGTTAAAGAGTTTGGAATGTCCCCAAAGTTGTCTATTACTTTACTTAATAGTAATAGATTATCAGATAGCACAGCCTCAGCATCTAGATCAGGGTTGTCAGACTTTCTGTTTTCCGCAGCTAGTTCTTTTAATTCAGCTTGAGCCTCATCTCTTCTACGGATAAAATCATCTAGAACATTTTCATATGCCCCTTGTCTATTAAAAGAGTTATCAAGAAGTCTAGACATTCCAGAAGATGTACCAAAGTGTTGATTAAAATTTAAGAAGAGTTCCGCAAAGACACTATCAATAGCATCAGTAACTCTTTTAGAATCATCAATTGTAAATGGACTGTAGTTCTTAGTCTCCTGTTTTAATACATTGATGGTCTTAGATCTGTTCAATACATCAAACTCAGGCATTACATTTTCTACAGATGGAGTAAGATGATTAATCTCACCCTTGTACAAAGCATCAAAGTATCCTTTTACTTCAGCTATGTCCCTTGGTCTAACCATATCTCTTCTGGTAAGTTTACCAAACAAGAGTCTAATGGCTTTTGCAATTCTGTCAAAGATTCTTCCAATGATACCTTTAGGCTTAGTTTTGCCAAGCATGAAATCTCTAAAGTCCTCTGCTATTGCTTCTTCTATTTCTATAAATTCTGCATCAGCCCACTTAGGAGACTTTCTCATTGCTTCATACAAAGCAGTCTTCTCATCTATACTTAAGTACAACTGAGAGAATGCATGCCATGCTTCATGGTAAAGGTCTACAGATGTACCACCATCTGCTTGATTAAGCGTAATACCTGCACGTGACCAAGTTGCAAATGCATCAGAGTTAAGTATCTCAGTAATTACAGTAACTGGTATAAGCAAATTACCATCAGCATCTTTAGCTGTAGACAAAGGAGAGTTACTCCACCAGTTATCAGCTCTTTTCTTATCTGCTTCTGTAATAAAGTATTTATCAAAGAAAGTCCCAACACTCATGGATCTTTTAAATTTACCCATGTTGAATCTACCTGATGTTGGTTGATTTAAGACTTCCTGATCTGCTGCTTTTTGTTCAGCAGCTGTTTTCTTTGTAGTAGTTGCAGCTTTTGCAGTACGTTTGTTTACCTTGAACCTTGCTTTGAACTTAGTCTCAGGTGAACGCTTGTCAGCTCTTTTATTAAATGTACCCTTTTGAAATTTAGTATTAGCTGGTGCTTTTACATATTCTTTAAACTGCCAGCCTTTAGGTGCAATCACAGTAACTTCTAGACCTAGTCTTGCTGCCGCTATAGTTGCTGCTTGCTCAATACCTGTTTGACCTGTGGTAATGATATTAGTGATATCTATCTTAAGTTTGTCTGACTCTACAACAGCTTTAAGTGTATTATACATAAAGTTGTTCAATACGTCCTGAGAGTATCCTTTTAGCTCTGTGATATCATCACCTGTAATAGTAATCACTCCACCTGGAGCTGCATTGATTTGAGTTACAATAGCATTGATCGCAGCCTGTTTCAATTCTAGTTTACCCCCACTTTTTGCAAAAGGTTGTGGGAAATAATCTTTACCAGCTCTATCTACTGCATTCGCTGTAACTATAGAAGATGCTGATGTAAATCTAGGATTGAAAGCTAACACAAGATCAGCCTTCTTAATCACTTCTTGTTTTACTGGAGCATATCCAGCTACAGTATGTTGTGAGAAATTGATTTTACCAATGTCTTCTGTACCAGCTTCAGCTTCCTCTTCTTCTTTTTTGGTTTCTTTTTTAGTAGGAGCTTCTTCCTCTTTTTCTAATTCAAAGTCACCTAGTACTTCTGTTGGGATTGCATAACTCAAATAAGCATTGCGGGCAGGTACAAATGGAGCAGACTCTTCTGTATAAAGTACATTGATAAAGGGTTTGATGAAATCAAAATAGTCAACCTCTTCCGCTATTATCTTGTCACCTTCAATTCTATAATCAATAAAAGTCTTGTTTGTATAATCAGATGAGTAGTTTAATGGAGCACTGAAAGTTTTTTCTTTCCCTACAATTTGATTTTTAAGCTGGTCTCTTAAAAATTCTATCTCATCTTCACTTTCCATGTCTAATGGAATACCATTAACCAATACCATTAGCTCTTCAACACCGTCTATCTCAACAGTCTTAATGTAAATAGGTGTTGTTCTATAGTTTTGTAATTTTGGAGAAGGTCCTAAAAAGATTTTTGCAAAGTCTACTCTTTGTTTTGCAGTAAGTGTTTTACCACCTTTAAACTTAGCATCTGTACTAAGTACATCTACAATTCTATCAATAAGATCTTCAGGCATATTAGCACGCTGCATATAAATACGCCCTGCATCCGGATCACTTTTCAAAGTAAAGTAAGCATACCCACCTTCTTCTTTAATGTTTTCAGTTTGTATCTCAGCAATGTCTTCTGATTTAATACTAGTAGTATACAGTGGTACAAACTTCTCTCCTACAATACCAAACGTACCCCCTGTGATAGGTAATAGTACACCTGCATTCTCCTCACTTAAAACCTTTTCTCTAAGTAGATGTAGATCATTTACTTCTTTTTCAATTCTTTCAGTTTCTCTTTTTACAATATAATCATAGTGAGAAGCAGTGAAATCAATACCCATTGCTAAGGCTTCCCTTTGTTGTCTGTCCGCTATCTCTTTTGGGGATACTAATACAGTAGCAAAGTTGGCATTGTTACTAAGAGTAAGTTTACCATTTTTAATAGCCGTTTTTCTAAAGCCTTGAATTACCGGTCTTCCAGATTCTTCATCAGCTATATTTCCCTCTTCATCAAAGTAAAGAACGTTACCATCTGTATCTGAAATTACAGCTGATACACCTTCTGCATGCAGTTTTCTAAAAGGTACGCTGTTTATAATTCTGTTCTCAGCATACTTTGCTCTAGTAGAATCATCAAAGAATTTGATATCAATGTCAGAGCTACGCATTGCTTGAATAACTACAGGAATACCACGGTATGTAACCTGCTCTTCTTCTGTAGCCTTTTTAGCATTATTAACTATTTCACGGATTACTTTATATGTAAGAATTTGTGACTCATCAATAATTGCATTTCTTTGTTCATCAGTAGCACCCTCTGGATTAATGGGCATATACTCTTGACCAGTCAGTGTCCATGCAGATATTGGCTTCATTCTACCTGTAGCCTCACTTCGCATCAACACTTCTTTGAGAATCATGTTAACATCATTGATAATCTGCATACGGCCTTTAGCCATATTTGACACACGCACAGCAGCATCAACATACTTCTTAGATACCTTAGCTTTTTTTAAAAACTGAGCAACATTATTTAGGTCAGCAAAGTCTTGAGACATCTGCATAACATCCATAAAAGAGTTCTTCAACTTAGGTTTACTAAGTATGTAAGCTTTAACATCTGATCTTAAGGCTACCTTTTGATAAATCTCAGGAACAGCTTGTATTGTAAGCATTGTCTTCTGTACTGAATCTGGGTCAGCGGCATCTACTAAATCATCATAAAGGTCCTTCATGTATGAATTAATATCAAAAACAGGAACAGACGGGTTGTCCATTCCTACTTTTAATTCCTCATAGATATCAGTATATATATGAATTACCTGCTGTTCAGTTATTTTACAAGCCATCTTAAGAACTTTTATAATTTACAGTTTTTATTTTCCTCTGCCATCTGAGCTCTGCGTTCTGCTCTAGTCATTTTACTAGTTTTCTCAATGGCATCATTTATCACAGCCTCATTTTTAAGTGCATCAGTAATTGTTTCTGGTGTTTCTTGTGCTGACTCTTCAGTTTCATCTGTAAAAGTTTCAACGTCTTCTTCCTCGTCTGTCATATCACTAACAATTTTATATTTCTGAAGTGTTTTCAAGCTTACAACCCTTTCTTCACCTCCTACTGGTAGTATGGTGTACTCGTCCTCAACTATGTTTGTTACCTGCACAACCTCTGTAAATTTACCATTTTTGCGGGCAAGTTTAGTACCCACTTCAATAGAATTTTTATCCACTTTAGTACCTAACTCTAGATCACGTCTTTTATACATTTCTGTAATAAGATTAGGATCACCAATCTGAATGTTTCCTTCTTGGATCTCGCTCATGTAAAACTTGTAAAGCTCATCTAAAGTCTCTCTAGTAGCATTCTCAAAGGCATCCCTTATGTCATCAATGCTGACACCTTCATTCTCTTCATCAAGTTCTTGGTTTAACTCTTCAAGACTCTTACCAGCCAAGCCTGCTTTCAGGGAATTCTTTAGCTCCGTTGTGTTTTTGGCTTTTCTTCCCCGTGGAGCTTTTCCTGCAGGAACTTCTCCTGGTTGTCTTCCGATAGTGTCCTGAACAACAGATTGATTTTCATCTTCTTGTAGCTGTTGTCTGAGTCCTTGGGTTTCTGCTGACTGCTTTGCTTTAACTTTTCCATTCTGAGTATACTCTAGGTTCTTAATATAATTTAACAAAATTCCCAATTGGGCAATACCTTTTTCTATATCTGTTGTAAGTTTTGATGCGGCAGCTTCTCTTACTCTTAACTCTTCAAAGGCATCTTGACACTTCTCAAGATATGCTCTGAATCTAATTATGTCTATTTTTGTGAGTGATGCAGGGTTAGTTATTAGCATATCAAACTTCTCAGGGTATCCCTCATCCATTATATTTGCCATAGCTTCAATAGCGCCTGAGTTGACTGCCTTGTTCTTTATACTTTCAAGATCATCCTTCTCTTCATCTTTACCTTTTGAGTTCTTGAAAGTACTAGATAAACTTTGAAGAGCTTGAATAATATTCTTATCTCTACTTATTACTTCTATGTTATCATCAATAAGAACATCTCTCCTGCTTTCCAAAAGTTCAACCTTATTCTCAGTACTCATTATATTGACAAACAAAGGAGCCAAAGTAATATTCTCTGGATCTTTCTTTGAAAGAGTGTCATATTGTTTTATTAAGTCCGCAGCTTTAGCTTTAAGTTCATTTATCTGAATTGATATATCACTGATAGCCTTGTCATTCTTTCTGTATCTTACAGACTTAACACCACCTTTAGCATTTCTTTCAACTGTATATTCCACACCGTTGATCACAGCATTTGTCTCAGACTCATCAGTAAACTCAATCTCATAGATCTCTCCAGCTACAACAGGATCACCAAAGACATCTTTACCATTAACTCTTACAGTAGATACCCCGGCTTCACTTAGAGTTTGTTCTGCATCTCCTTGAATAGAGTATACTGCATCTTCTGTCTCTAAACCATAGTCACCATAGTCATGTGGGAATGATACCAGCGTACCAAGTCTACCATTGAATAGGATCTGTTTACCTACATTGTCTTTTAGGAATGGTGATTTAGGTTTGTATTCTATAACTTCACTTGGCTCTTCTTCTTGTTCTTCACTTAAAGCAGCTAGTTCTGCATCGTATTTAGCATTGATTTTATCTGTTCTATCTATCTTTGCTCCCCTCATTAAAATAGCTGTAACAGGAATATCTGAGAATCCATAATCTTTACCATCTTTTTTTACAATTTTACCATTTCTAAAAAAAATAGTTTCATTATTGCCAGTAATTATTTTATCACCTTCTTCTAAAGAGTTTCTGAATCTATTTTCTAATTCATCATTAATGGGTTTGGCTTTATTCCAACTACCATCAACTGTACTCGTGAGGGGTTCAAAATTAATCTCACTACCTTTCAACGCTTCTTTTCTCCTTTTTTCTACATCAGCTTTCTTAGTCTCTATGTCTGATTGATTGGTTGGAGCTTTCTTTTTCTTTCTACCTTTCTTTGTTTCACCTCCACCTTCTTGAGGAGCAGCAGTCTTAAGAGGCAAATAGTTGTTTACTTCTTCTACTGGCTCAAGCTCAATAAGCATTGTTTTTTCATCTGCAATTTCTGGCAACTTAAGTGACTTGATGTAACCATCTTCATCAGCTTCAATTTCAAAGCCCAATAAGAATATACCATCAGGCATTTCACCTGACATATTAAAGAAGCTATTTCTATAGAATGTCTGTTGAACACTATAGTTAGGTCTTTTGCTATACTTATCAGGAGTACCTTTAGCTGTATACTTATCAGTATTGAATGTAACTTCTACATCAATAGTTCCACCATCTCCTTCAATTTCTACTAAACCGGTAACATTTCCTCTTTTATCTTCACCATAGGTTTCTTTAAGAACAATGGCATCAATTTCTCCAACTCTATCTGTTACTTCATCAATGCTTTCAAAACCTGTTTTCTTCCAGTTAATGATTGACTCATTGATTAGAATTGGTTTTTTACCAAAGCTGGCTTTTTTAAGCAAGTCAACATTAATATCTGCCGGAGGATTAAAGTTCTCCCAACGTGCTGAAGTACCGGTCTTCATATCAATAATGATAAAGCTACCATCTTCTCTGAAGCCAAGTAAGTCCATCTCACCTACTATACCTTTCTTATCTCCATTTTTACCTTTGTAATCTTTATCAAAGACAAGCATGTTCTCAGAAATCACAACCATATTTCTGTCCCGGATCTGGTTAGCAAAACGGTTAAGTATTTCTAATAAAGACTTGAATGCTTCAGGTGACATGTTATCAGGCTTAGTGAGCTTCTTATCCATAAAGAAGTCACGTCCTAATCTATCTACTGTTGTTCCTGCAAAGGAGCTGCCCCAGTCAGCATACTCTTGAATAACTTTCTTGATATTATCATCAGTAAATTCTAAACCGGTTGCTTTGCCATTCAGTATAAATCTTTCTCGTACAAGCTTTAATTTCTTTTCAGTACCAAATCTTTTAAGCAATCCTCGTTTAAAATAGGTAGACAATAGATCTGTAAGTTTTGTAACTTTTTCGTCTAGTGTCTTATCCTTTTTACCAGAAGTAACATAAGCATCTAATTCAATAAGCACAGTATCAATTGTACTTGGTTGAACTTTTCCTGTTTGAGCATTGACTTTTGGTTTTAAACCTGAGTATAGATAAGGCTCATAGTCAGGATTAATATCTTGCAATACATCTTCCACTTCTTGTGTTACACGTGCTGCATACTCTCCATCTTCATACTCTACACCCTCAATTCTTCTACCAATTGTTTCACCTTCAGAATCTCTATCTATTGTAACTTCACCTTGTCTATCAAGAATATTACGCTTAAGTACTGCCGCTACACGTTCTGCCTCTGGTTTAACCGGAGTGATTGATCTTCTAAATGCAATATAAGCCTTAAGATTTTTTAAATCTTCCTTTGCATTATTAAGCTCTTTTGCAGTTGCAGAGACATACTTCTTGGTTCTTTTGTCAAATTTTTGTTTAGTGTTAACAGTTTTTTGAAGAGAATCAATAAGTGTTTGTAATTCCTGAAAGCTTGCTTGAGACAACTCTAATGGAGTTTTCTTTTCAAACAACAATGTTGGTGGTTCTTCAAGAAGCACTTCTACTTCTTCTTCCGTACCAATCTGTGCATTCAGATAATCTTTAACTATCTCTTGCGCTTCCGGAGTCTTTAACCAGTTTTCTCTGATCTTAGCTTTAGTAGCAGCATCTTCTTTAGCATACTTTCTTTTCTTAGTATACTCATTAAACTTAGGCTGTAGTAATTTCTGAAGATCCTTTGGTAATTCATTCCATGGTGTGTCTACTGTAATGGTAGACTTAGCAGGTACAGCTTTAGCATCATCCACAGATGTTACCTTTGAACCTTTCTCTTTATAACGTTCAATAATCTCAGCAAAGATCTTTTCATACTCTTCATTAATCTTAGCTACAATCTCTTGATACTCAATGTAAGCAGGCTGTTCTTTGATTACTATTTCTTCTGCAGTATCTTCTTCTGTTTCACCAGCTAGATCTTCAAGTTTTTTAATCTCTTTTTCTAGAAGAGTACTTGCTACATAACGCCCATAATAGGCTGCATAGAAATCATTCTTCTCTTCTGGGTCAGAAACCTTTTCTTTAAAAAATTCTTCTGACGTTTCACTATTAAATTCTTTAGCTTTTTTCTTACCTGCTCTGTCTTTACTAAGAGCAAGTAGTTGCATAGTATACAATTCTAGAAGATCAAGACTCTTAAAGTCTTTAGATATTGCTAGCATAGCTTCTATGTCTTCATCTGAATTTACTATAGTATTATCTACACGTTCTTTTAATGCAGTGAGATCATCTAACCTTTCTTTTTGTTCAGGCGTAAGTTCAGAAGTAGTTTCTTTTACACGTGCTGCGTATTCTTCTTCTGTATAACCAATAGCTTCTTTTAACTTCTCATCATAGTCATTCTTAGCTTTAGCTAGCTTAGCTGCTTTTGCTTCCTCTGCTTTTTCAATCTCAGCTTTAAGCTGTCCGTCTACATCTAGTTTTTCTCCAGCAGGTTTCTTTAACTGCATGTCAGCTATTTGCTGGAACATTTTAGCATACTCATCATATAGAATGCTACCCTTTTTGATGACACGCTTATTAACAGCATCTTCAAACTGTGAAGGTAACTTCTCTTTATCTTCAATCCAATCAGCAAACTCTTCTAGGTCTACATAGATACCTTTATCAGCTAATGCTTGTAGTAAGTCATTGTATTCTTTCTGCTCAACAGTATTATTTACTACATCTTTGAAGTACTCAGTCTTGTTGTTATACATCTCAGTCATCCACTCCAAGTTTCTATTCACATGAATAGCAAACTCTACAGGATCCTGAAGCACATTGATATACTTAACTAAGGCTTGATTCTCATAAGTTAACTTATGTAAGTCAATTAGCTGAGTCATTGCATAGTCAATACCTTCTATCTCTCCTTCTTCTTGGAGTTTATTCATCAACTTAGTATACTCAACCTCAGAACCAGAAAGATTAAGTAAGTACTTAGTCACTGTTTCCTTTAGGTCACTGATCAGTTCATTAGCTAGATCATCAAAGTCTTCTTCAAACTTTTGTTCAGCTTGTACCGCAGCGTCTTTAGGTGTCATCCCTTGCTCAATCAGCTCTTGCTTTCGTATTTGAATAGCTTCTTTTTGAATAACTGTAAGTTGTACTGCAGCAAGAGACTTTTGAAAATCACTAAGGTCTTCGAGTTGTTGTTTCTTCTTAGATAACTCAGCTGTCTGAGGTTTACCACTTTGCTCTAATACTGATATCTCACTTTTAAGTAAGTCAAACTCATTAGCTAAACGTTGTTGGTCAAGCAATGGCATAACTGCAGAGCTCGGAATATTAGAGAACTGGCTAATCTGACCAAATGTATCTGTTATACCCGCAATTCTTTCTAGGTTTCTGTCAAATGACTCACCCATAAATAGCTGAGAGTTTACACCAACTTCCCATGCACTATGCAAAAGAGCTGCCTTTCTATAATCATCAGAGTCTTTATCAAACAAACTAAGGTCTACAGGATTCTTTCCAACTTTCTTCTTAAAGTAGTCGTATCTTCTTTCCATTCTCTTAGCTCTAGCTACAAGAGTGTCTACACGTTGTATGGCTTTCATACCTTCTCCTTCTGCAAGACCAAGCGCATCCTCTACATCTTTAGGACTTCTCTGTTGGTAGCTCTTAATCTGATCAATGAAGTATTTCATTGTACCTGTACTCAGGACAGTTTGCATTTGAGAAATAAATGCAGCATCTCTTTGGTCCATGTACTCTCCTGGAGTAGTCTTGTCATCATCAGCAATCTTAGATGCTAAAGACTGGTTACCATAGTTAAAGTATCTGTGTTTGAAGAACTCTTTAGGGTCATTGTAAATCTGGTTAAGTGTATCAACCAATTGTTTTCCTGACTCACCTCTTTCAGTAACATACTTATCATACTCACCGCGGTACTTGATATACTTATTGTATCCAATACCTGCATACTTTGGAATGTTATTCAATGGTCCTGCAAACGCACCCATTACAAACCCTGAAGCAAATGTTTCAAGACCTTGAGCACTGAATTGTTTCCATACAGCATTCTTCAAGATAGCTTTTGCATAGTCATGATTAGTCTTAGCAGGATCATTATAGGCAGCAATGTAGCTTCTCTGTAGATAATCCGCTATCACATCCTGAGCATTCTCTTGAATACCTTCTGTTACGTTTCTCTTAAAGTAATTAAGTGATACTTTACCGTAAGTTGCAGGATTCTTAAGTGCTTTTAAAGAAGTAACCAAGTTGTTTCTTACAAGCTCAAATCCTTTCTTAGGGTTAAGTACAATACTATGTGTACCAAAGTCTGCAATATCATCTGTGTATCCAGATAATGATCTAAGTACACCACCCTTCATTACATTAGGGATAACCAACTTGTTAGAGTAGTTAATCAATAGTGTATTGTAGAAAGTTGCATCAGCTCCAGCTTTTCTGGCTACATCACGGAACTCTCTTTGCTTTTGATCATCAGGTGCTACACCAAACTTAGCATAATAATCATCATACAGTTCTTTGTATGTATTGTTTTCCACAAAACCACCTTCTAGTCTACCCTCAGAAAGGGCCATGTTTACATTCTTGATGTCATTATAGAAACCGCCAAAGGTGTTAGCAGATCTTGCTAGACGTGTTATGTTGTTAGCATTGTTTAGACCAGCAGTAACAGCATTTGTAGTATTGTCAAATGGGTTAAGGAAGTTACCTACTGTAGAAGAAGCATCATTAAAGAGTCTTCTTGCTTCACTCATCTCATCCAGTCTTCTAAGGTTAGCCGCTAATGTAGCACCCTGTCTCCCCATTTGGAATAGAGCTTTTGGTACAGCTGCCAATCCTTTGAGTGCACCCACAGCACCTCCAACAAAAGTACCTCCAGCAGCTCCTTGCGGACCACCGGCCGCACCAATGATACCACCTACTAATGCTTCTTCAGCAATAGCTTCTACAATGATACCTGCTGTATAGGAAAAGCTGTTTAGAGCATTAGTCATAAATGCACCTATACCACCTTTACTTGAGTAACCAATAGCATTGTATTCTTCATATGCTTTAGCTTCTTCTATGTCTTGTCCAAAGTCCCCGGTAAATAATCCACCGTAGCTTTTTGGGTTAGCAATGAAACCTCTTGAGAATAATGGCCACGCTGATACAGTTGCCCATCTTGCAAAATCATCAAAACCAGTTGTACCAGCATTAAATAATTCCTCATTGTTTAACTCAGGGTTGAATCCAATCTTGTCAAACGTTGCTTGACCATAGGCTTTATATCTAGCTCTGTGTGCTCCGGCTGAAGATGCATCATAAGCTTGAATCTTTGCATATGCATTATTATCTTGTAAACCACGGAGCTGGTTATTCATGTGGGCAAAGCGCGCATCAAGCTTATCATTTAAAGATATTGGTGCAGCTTGATTTGGCTTAGTAGTAAATGGCGCTAAACCAGTTACATTATCTTTAACTGGATAAGTAGAGTTATCAAGACTACTGATTCTAGGAAAAGCTTGTCTAAGCGGAGACGGATTATAGGTAGGTGTTACGCCACCCATAGGATTGTCTCCACCAAATGGTAAAAAATTATCAATGTCTGTGCTACCTTGATTAATCATCTGAGCCCCTCCAGAAATATCTTCTGGTTCTGGTGTTTGATTTTCAGCCATTATAGTTTTTTATTAAATTATCTATTGCGCATAGATTGATTGTTCTTTTTGACTAGTGGGTTTGTTGCCCATTCATCCCACATTTCTGTTGATGTAATATCCAGATTGTATCTTAAATTTAAGATAGCTTCATCTAAGTTGTTACCAAAGTCTGTATAAGCTACAGTATAACTTTTACCGCCTTTTTTACCAGTAATTGGATCATAACCATTGAAGGTTACATTAACGCTATACGGTGCAGCACCCCCTTTTGATTTGGTAATTGTATAACCACCTGCTCCTAGTGGGTGCTCATACTTAATTTCACCTAATGCATTTAAGACACCTTCAGCTGGACTTGTTTTGTTATCCATAAATAAGTCATTCTTCCACATAGTTCTTGGTCCGGCAATTGCCATACCATTAGCCACAATACGTCTAGCTTGACCTTCTGTAATTAACTTAGGTGCTTTGTCAGTTCCAATGATATCCATTGCTTTAAGAGTCTCATACGTAGGGTAAATAATCATTGCACCAGTTCCCCTGTGTTCATTTGCAATCTGAGCTTGATACAACCCGAAATCAACGGCTTCCGTACCTATTTTTGATTGAAGGTGTCTTAAGACCATATCAGTAACCTGTGCTCTAAATTTTGGATTCTCTCCTTCATCACTGTCTGATTCAGGTTCAAAACCAGATCTTGTTGTACCATCCCAAGAAACTCTAAATGTACGTGTGTCATTTGTCCATGCATTTTTTGCAAGATCCTGAGACATCATTTGTTGAAAGGCTTTAAAACCAAACGTACCAACAATTTTTGTATTAACCTGTTGACCAGAATAGTCTGTTGCAGCTGTTGAAAACTTGCTACCTTCTTTACCGTAATCAATAAGGTTACTTTTAGAAAGCATCTTTGTAGATACAAAGTCTTTAGTTAAGGCACCAGACAAAGCTTCATAAGTAGTAGATAATTGTTGGTCCCAGTTATTTTGAGTAGATGTAAAGTTGTTGATTAGAGTACCTAAATCACGTGACCTCTTTAATGTGTATTCTTCTTTGAAAGAAAGTTTGTCACCATCCTCAACTTTTTTCATTAACTGTTTTTTCTCTTGTTGAGCGGACAAGATCTGTTTTCTTAATGCAATATATTGCTCTTTAGGCATGTTATGCATCAAGTCTCTTTTCATAAATACATCAATGTTAGAAGAAGTTAAGTCACCATTCTTAAACATTGTATTAATGTTATACTTCTGTCTATTAGCAAATGTTCCCTTCTCTTCTTCATCTCTTGAAGTAAATGTTTCAGACATTGGTCTGATAGAATAGTCTCTTGCCTCTACCCAAATTTCTCTTTGCGGAGCCTTAACAAAATTCTTAGCCATCATCTTAAACATGTTCTCACTCAATGGATTTCCATTATTGTAGTAGAGTTTAACTAGATCTTTACTATTCTTATCAGGGAACGGTAAACTACCTAACATAGCTGTAGTAAGAGTCTTTTCATTTTTCTGATTGATAAGCTCATCACTTTCTTTGCCTATAATGAACATATCCATCATGACATTACTCTTGCTAAGAAGTTGTTCTTTTGCATTAACATCGCCTGCTGCAGTTCTCTCTAGAAGGAAAGCATCAATCTTAGACTTAACATTCTTCATAGCCTTAGCATCAAGACCAGCAAAGTAAGCTTTAGGATCTTTTCTCCATGCTTTAAGAGCTTTCTCACCAGACTGACGTGACTTATTCTTTATTTGTTGAGCAAAGTTTTTACCATATGTTTTTTCAATGAAAGCTTCTTTCTCAGATTGACTATACTTAGGCTCATCATATCTATAAAGAGTCTGTCCTGTTTCCTTATCAACATAAGAACTTACGTTTTTAACAGGCGCATCTTTATCACCAGAACTTGGTGCAAGTATTTGTGCAAGCCTTTTTGCAGTTACTCTATCAGTAGCTTCACTATCTCCTAATATCTGTGCTACAGTAGAGAACCAACCATCAGCATAATCCTGAGATTGTTCTTCTTCTATTCTTGCATTCTCTTCTGCTGCCGTTGTAGGCTCATCAGTTGTACCTCCAGAACCTCCAGCACCTTTCTTAACATTAGTAGTTTGGTATATAGGATTCTGAATTATAGATTGAGTCTTTTGATCAAATAGATAGAAGCCGGTTTTTAAACCTTCTTCAATAGCCATCTTCTTCATATCAAAAGCTTCTTTATCATTCTGAAGAGCTTTTCTATTTTGTTGTCTTACACTCTCTAAAGCAAACTGGTCAGCAGTCATCTCATACTTATAGTCACTATAAGCAAATAGATTAGCTGCCTGTTGGATGTCTTGGTCCATTAGCATTGCTGCCGTACCTACATCTACCTTAGATCTGAGAGCTTCTAGGTCTAATTGGTCATCCGGTATGTAGGATGATGTAGTCATTGTAGAAGAACCGTTAGATGTTTGCGCATCTAAGTCATCTGCTCGGGCTTCAACTGCTTGGTAGATACCCTGCGCTTTCTGTAACTGTGTAAGGTAATCAAATGTCAATGGATTATCATTACCAGTCTCTACCGCATTCTGTGCATCTGTAATGTTGTTATTAGTAACAGCAACATCTTTACTAGCAGACTCTTTCTTTCTACGGATATATTCTTGGATAGTCTTGTTCTGTTGTGATAAGTATGCTGTCTCCGCAGCCTTCTCATCACCTTTAAACTCAGAATCCTTTTTTGAATATACATAGTCCTTTCTATTTACAATAGCTTGAACTCTGTAGACATCAGCCATTCTTGGGTCATTAGCTACACTTGCTTCAAACAATGCTGTAAGAGGTGCAATAAGTCTTTGACCATTCTTTTCTCTGATCATATATCTACCGTCCTCAGAAGGGTGCTCTACATCTATACCTCCGTAGTCCTTTGCAATCTGTTGGAACTCTTTAATGGAGTTTACATAAGGTGTGTAAGTAACATTATCAAAACCTAGTGACTCTTCATCAGATACTTTTTTAAAGTCCTCTCTCATGTAGTCCATGTAGCGGATACCAGTATCCCAATACATACCACGGTCTTCCTTGTTCTTAGAATTTTTAAGAGCAACACCTCTTTGTCTATTGGTCTTATAATTCTTTGTCCAAGCCATGTCCTTCATAAGAAAGTTATCCTCATAGAAAGGTTTGAATACTTGTGTAGCTTGCTCAACATTCTGGTCAAGTGATAGATCTAATCCAGATACTCTCTTAAGATTAAAATCAATCTGTTTCATCAACTCATCCTTCTTTTCAATATTGTTATCACGAGTTAAATCAGAATAGAAATACTGCCCGTAAACATTATTGATTGCTTTCCAGTTTGAATCATATTGAGTTTGCTTTGTCTGCAGGACGTTATTATAGAAATTTAAGTCCGGTTGAAAGGGCTGAAACTCTGGTATATAATCCGTGACTCCTTGTAAATACGTTGCCATGCTTTAGTATTCTTTGTATTGTAAAAATATCAAAATTTTATAAGTTTAATAAACCTCACAAGTTTACAGTATAAACGGTGGAAGCATTCCTGGTCCTATTGTGAAGGTACCGCCATTCTTTTGATACATGCTCATTACAGCTTCAGCACCTCCACCAATATCTTCACCTTGACTTTGTTTCCAAGCAAGCAATGCATATTTAGCTGATGCATCACTGTCACCAGTAATCTCAAATGCTTCATTGTAATAGTCACCATATGATTTAGCAACTGTAGGTTTCTGTTTTTTACCTCCTTTGAAATCAAGTCTACCACCAGTTGCTGGGTCAACAGCGTACTGAGGATACAACTGATTCATAGCATCTGTCTTCCAACGGTTAGTGATAGCATTAGTGTACTGGTTAAGCAAGTTCTGCTTCATAGCACGCTTAGAGTTATCATACTGCTGGTTCATCAACGTATTAGCATCATATAGTGCTTTAGTCTGACCAAGATTGTATTCCTGAGCTTTGTTAGACATCTCAGCTTGCATAGGTGCAAATTGATTTGCTATCTCTACGTTAGCTTTGTCATATTGATTAGCAGTGTCTGCAGCACCCTTAGCCAACTCTCCTTGTAGACCAGCTAATCTAGAAGCCGCCATAGAAGAACTAGGAGTTATCTTAGACATTGTATCACCAAGGATTCTTGCTTGTTCACTTTGTGCAGCAATAGATCTTGTAGGATCTAGGAATGTTGGATCCGGAATTGACGGATTGTACTTAGGCGCCCAAGGATAATACTTCTTAACACCCATAAGATCACCAAATGCTCCTGCTGTTTTTATAGTATCTTGCAACCACCATGGTGCATACTTAGGAACAGGTACTTCTACATCTTCTGTAACATCACCTTCTTCATCAGTTTCTTCTTCTTCTTGCTCTTGTTGTTCAGCCTCATACTCTGGATTATATTCAAAACCCATTGCATCAAAGTGGTCAAACCCTGAAATCAAGTCATTACCTCCAGCTTTAGATGTTCTAAACGTACTCTCATCCAATCTTTCCATAGCAGTTGTCACATCTTTGTAACGTGTCTTATAGAAGTTAGCATCTAGTAACTCAGCATCATCTGCTGGTGCTGTAACACCTAAGAAGTTTAGATACTCTCTTCTTGCTCCTGCTTTTTGTTTAGGGTCAGAATAAATTTTATCAATTTCAGCAAATGCTGTTTCATCATCTGCACCCATTCCTTTTAACTGCTCATATACGTAGCGCTTCTCATAATCTTCTGGAGTAAATCCTGCTACAAATGATCCGGTACCTTTATAGTCACCTCTGCTACTTTTTTGAGAATAACCTGTGGTAGCACTTTGTTTAGTTACCTTAAACTTATCAGTACCAAAATCTTTATTAGAGTTAAGTGCTTTACTTAAAATGATTCTTTCATTGAATGGTAAGCTAAGATTACCTAGTAGTTTAATATCACCGCCATCCGCATCACCTTCAATAGTTCCTTTACCAATTTCTCTTGCAATAATTGCATTAGCCTGCTCTAGTAGTTTTTTATTTTCTTCAGACTGTGCGGCAAAATCAGCTGCAGTTTGCTGCTTAGTTGCACTTGATGCAGAAGGTTTAAGGTCATACTTAGTCACCTTTCTATAAGTACCATCTTCTTGTAGTTCAAAGTCACCTGGTTTTTTTCCGCGTGTATATTTTTCTACAATAACAGCACCTTCAGGTAAGTTATCTTCAGTATATACTTTTTGTTTTACCTCACCTTTAGTTTGGTATCTATCAAGTGATCCTCCATAAGCCATCTTAGACGGGTCCCAAAAATAGTTAGTGTTGTTAGGATGATTAATTGGTAACATATTATCACCACGATGCTGGTAGAAATTTCTTAATTGATCATGAGTTAGACCCATATTAAACCATGGCTCATCAGCATAACCATGTTTTGAAGCATGATATGTGTCACCTCTCCAATCAGTAAAATCACTTTTTGTATCATCTTTAGCAACATTAAGTTTAATAGGATTGTTCTCCAGTCTTGTAGCCCATTCTTGATTGCGCTTTTCAATTTCTAAAGGATCACCAAGATTAGGCATTACAAACGTACCTTCTTGTGCAAAAGGCATGTCGTAACCCCCCATCTGCATTCCATAAGCAGCCATTGGTGCTTGCTGAGCACCCTGTATTACTGATTGTATAATACCCGCAGCTTCTTCTTGTGGTATGCCAATCTGCATAAAGATTTGCATTATAGCTTCTGGCGGCATTTGGTTTTGCATTAACTGCGCAGCAACTTCTTCAGGTTGTGCTCCTTGTTGAAGAGCTTGTTGTACCTGTTGCATTACTTGCGCCATCTCATCACCACCACCTTGTTGTTGCTGTTGTTGCATCATAGCCATTTCTTCAGGAGATGGTTGACCTTGTGCCATACCTTCTTGAGCTCTTCTCAATCTACGCATACCACCATATCTCATCATACCTTCAGGACTCATTCCCATTTCTTCTGGGCTAGCCATCATACCTTCTTGTGAAGCCATTGCCATTTGCTCTTCCGGTATCATAGCTTGTTGTTCACCTTGAGGCATTCCTTGTTGACCCATCATTTGTTGAGCCATTTGTTGTGCTTCTTCTTCTTTAGGTAAGATATCTTCTTCACTGATTCCCATAGTCTCCATATATGGTTTTGCCACAACTGGAATACCTTGAGGGAAACCTTTCTTAGATTCCTGTGCAAGTGCCAGAGCTCCAAGTTTAATGTTGAAGTTCTTAATCATTTGCTCTGCAGTCTTTCTATCTACTACATCTGAATCTGGATCATCAAGAATCTTACGGTATGCATTGATATCATATTGCTTAGCAAGTTCTGCAGGTGTATAACCACCTTTCTTAGGTGACTTACCAAACATCTTAAGAATCTTAGGGTCGCTAATTCTCATAGATCTAGTGTCACTAAAGATAAATGTATCATCTGGAAGATCTAATGGTGTACCACCTTGGTAGTGACGCTTGCCGCCAATCTCATAGTGTTCTGGGAATCCATCTCCATTAAGATCTCCGTATGCAGTTTCACCTTTCTCAGCTTCTAGATTTGCTTTATCTCTTGGTACGGGTTTTAGTGTACTTGATATCTCTGGCTTTTTTTTTCCAATATACTGGTTGATGTCTGAGCCTCCCATAGCTGTAGGGAAAATACCTAATGAGTAATCTACCTGTTGCCCAGTTCTACCTTTAGGTCCACCCATTTTCATATGAGGTACACCACCATATTTACTTTGCCAATTCTGACCTTGTAAATCTTCTCTAAAATCACCTGACAAAGGATTGTAGTTACCATGAAATCTTTGCTCATTTACATCAGCTAGATCATCTGAAGTATTGTTTTGATAACCAAAGAAGTTTTTCTTTTCACCTCTGTTAAACAGGTTAGTCAAACCTTTAAGCATAGGGTTAGCCATATTCAAAAAGTTCTCCCCATTGAAATAGTTTTCCTCATCAACTCGAAAACTTGGTGTACCTTTTTCTAATTCTGATTCTTGACCAATCTTACTACCCCATTGTTTTCTAAGTTCTGGCTCATATTTATCCCAAACTTCTTTTGCTGTTCTAGGTTTAAATTCAATAGGAGTCTCTTGATTATTTACAGAAGATCCATTCACGTTACCTTGGAAAGTTTGTAAACCATCTCTAGCTTTCTCTGCTGTTCTTAAGAATCCAGCTAATCTTGGCCAAAAGTCACCCTTTTGTTTTTGACCATTATTTCCAAATTTATCTTGAGCCCAATCACTTTTCCTATCCATTTTTCTGCCAGCTCTGTCATACTGTCTTAAGTCCTGTCTAGCATTTCTCATTTCTTGTTTGCTATAAGGATGTAAGTTAAGATCTTTTAACTCTTTACCTGACTGACGTAAGTATGCTGGATTTAAGTATGACATCTCAAGTTGTTTCTGAGATGTAACTGGTTTGCCCATAGCATCTACTGCTTGCCCAGGACCTGGAACAAAACCTGCACCACTACCTGCTCCTGTACCCATTCCGGTACCGCTAGCGGATGATGCACCTTTTGGTGTAAATGTATAACGCTTATGACCAAAACCTAATCTTTGTTTATCTACATCAAACCCATTCATCATACTCATTGGATTGAATGGCCCTGTAAAAGGTAGTCCTAAATGATTCATAGGACCATACATAGTATACTTCTTACCAAAGATTCTATTATTAGGAATAAGAGCATCCCAGATATTATCTGTTGAGTATGGTTTCTCAACATAATTATAGTTTGTGTTTTTATTTCCAGAGTTAGCAAACTGCTTATAGTTTATTCCCTGACGGTAATCACCTACATTTACACCTTTGTCCTTAAGATCACTCCACATTTTATAGTTAGGATCATTCATAGGACTTTCACTCTTGAATGATAAGTCTGACAATAACATATCAGGATCATCTTTAATAGCATTGTTCCAGTTGTCAGCTTCTTCTTGAGTCACATATCTTCTGTTACCATCTTTATCATTGATAGCAATCATACCACCGGTTTGATAACCATACATGGCCTCTGTTAAATCGGGTACAGACGGATCATAACCACCATATACAAATCTATCTAGACCATATCCAGTCATCCCACCGAACTGTGATCCTCCATATGCAAACTGCTGTCCTGCATTCATTTGAGGTGCAGCTTGTGACATATTCTTAAACTGCTTTTCTAATAAAGATAAGGTAGCTTCATTTTTAAGATTGTTGGTGAAGTCTTCTGATCTCTTCATAGCCCCATCAAAAATGTCTGCTTTGTTTTTACCTTGACCGTTGCCGGCATCACCCATTTGTTTTCTAGCAAGTTTCATTGCTTTCTTTACAAACTTTTTATGATGAGCACCACCATGTTTAGCTTCAGGCTGTTCTTCTTGTTGAGCTTCTTCATCACCATACAACAAATCATACATGAACTCGTCATCTTCAGCCATGTACTCAGCATCTCTTTGTTCTTGCTGACGTTCCCGCTCTTCTCTAATAAGTTCTTCTTGCATAGTAAGATCATCTACAGACTCCTCTTCTTCTTGTGCCATCTCTTGACCGGCAGCTTGTTCAGAACCTGAAGATTGTTGTACCATACCTACAGCAACATTAATAATCTGAGTTGCTGCCGCTTCACCATATGATTGAATCAAAGACTGATACACTTGTTCTGCATCTGCTCCCTGACCATCTGGTGGTGGCATTAGCATTCCAGCAACTTGCATTACAATTTGTTGCATGTCTGGCTGTTGAGCTTGTTGTTCCATACCCATCTGAGCTCTTTTTAAGAACTGGGACATTTGGTTATGGTATTGACCTTGTCCGTCTTCTGCTTTGTAAACTCTTACTTTTCTTTTCATAATAGCATGCTATATACTAAATATACTTATTTTAAATTTATCTGATAAACTTTTTAAGTTTACCTATATTCTTTGGGAAACCACCTTTTTTAAACTCACCGTCTGTAGCTCCTGCACCTAATGCACCGGCACCTATTACAGCAGGAACACCCATCCATGCATTGTTTAATACACCAGCAACTTTTTCTGAAAATCTCTTTCTAACCTCTGCTAGGAATGCTGCTTTATCAGCTTCTGTTAAATTTTTCTCAAGTTCTGCAGTATTTGCATAACCTTTTTCTTTAGCCAAAGTTTCTCTTACGTTCCTTAGTTCAGAATTCCAAATAAGATCATAATCTTCTCCAACAGCACCTTCAGTCTTCATACGTTTAAACCAATCACCTGCAAACTTCTCTACCATTTCTGGTGTTACTTTAGCATCTTCTGCTAGATTATTTGCTGAAATAATTTGATCTCTTGCGTTCAAGTGTCTAACTTGTTGTTCCCATTCTCTTGCTTCATACTCACCAATGTCATCCGTTACACCTAGTTGAGGATAATTAGCATAAACACCTCTCTTTTTACCAAAAGGGATTGAAGCAATATTTGGATTACCTCGACCCTGAACCATACGTCCTAGATGTTGTGAGTAACCAGCAGGAGAATACAAGTGATTATTCTCATGAATCAAAGTAGTTATAGGATTCTCTGCATTTTTTGATATATCTACTGTAGGATATCTCCATAAGTTTTGCAATCCTTTTGGTGTCTGCACTCCTTCTGTGCTAATATATGCATTCAAATTATACTTTGCATCCTCAGCTTCAGAAATTATTTTTTTCACATCCGCTCTAACCTGTTCTTCAGTTTCTCCAGTATTAGCCATTCTCTTTTTTAGATAGTCATCTGACTGTAATCTAGCAATAGCTTTTTTTCTTACGTCTTCTACATGAGATGCATCTAACCCAGTTTTACCTGCAGCACCACGTTGACCTGCAATTGAGTACTGATTTGGTTTTGCTGATAATACACCTGGCTTTATTACATTACCCACAGTGCTACGAGTTTTGCTTACTATTTTAGATGGGGCTTTCAATGTTTTTGCATCTTGTATTAGTGATTTCCATCCAGAACCAGAACCAATAAACCCTAATGCTATATCTGCACTATCCATTGCCGCATCCTTCCAATCTTTTTTACCTTGTATTACATTATACCAATCCATAACATTTCCAGGAGCACCCATTAAGCTACTAGCAATAAACCCAGAATTAACAAGGTTACCTACAGTTGCTCCAGGTATAGACGCCATACCGGGTAATGACATAGCTCCGATACCTCCTAGTGTTTGTGTTATAGCAGGTAATGCTATCGGAAGTGTCCAGAACCAGTCAGCAGATTGAGCAGCTCCACTTGCCATAGGTCTTTGCCATCCATTAGCCCCATAATACATTCCGGAGTTTCGCATTTTTTCATTAAATGCATACATAGATGCTCTAGCTTTTTTGTCTGCTTCTGGCAAACGGTTGAAGTCTTTTACAGAGCTGTATGCCTTTGTCATAAGAGTAGGCTTCTCAACAGGCTTAGCTTTTTCATTTAACTCTCCTGCACGCTTACCTGATGGATCTTTGATAGGTACATACTTTCCATCAGTTGATGGAAGACTGATTAACCAATTACCCTTAGCATCTTTTTTATAAGTAGCTTCAGGTCTGTCAGCATAGGTATATGTCTGTTCACCACCCTTCTGTGCTTCTGGTAAATCCTCTACTATGTAACCTGCGTTTCTGTACTGTTCTATTTCATCATCATCAAGATCAAGATAGATATCATTAGCTGTTCCACCTTTTGTTAAACGTGGTCCTTGACCGTATCTTTGCATTAATTCTGCTTCAGTGAGTTGTCTTCCTGTTTCAGGTTCATATCCTGGCAAGTGTCCTACTGGTACTCCAGTACTTTGTTGTTTTTGTCTGTACTCCCAATCTATTCCAGGTCCTGTCATAACAGGTGCTTCAACCATGATATTTTTATCATCAGCTTTAACAGCATCCATTTTAACCTTCTCTTCTGAAGCTTTCTTCTTATTACTTGCTAAAGCTTTAATAGGAACTGTAGCTGTAAGTTGTACTCCTGGAGAAAACTTTAGATTAACATTTTCTGTTTCAGCTGCATTTCCTGCGTCAGTTCCCTCTGCTACTTTTTTTGTAAGAGGGTCAAACATTCCCTGTGCATCAAGTCTTAATTTTAACCAGTCAGTAGGCGTATACTCAACATAACCTCTACCACCAATATGAACACTTCCTTTATTAGTATTCATTTGATCTGTACCGCTAATATAATTTGGTCCTGATGAGTTCATCATTCCTGACATATAAGATCCACCAAGCTGAGGACCAATACCTGCACGGACAGCACCTGCATAATATTTTTCAGGATTTCTCCATCTTGATACATCTACAGTAGATCCCCATACATGAGGCCATCCCATTATACTTGCATTAAATCCTTGATCTGGGTTGTATCCACCTTCAAGCTGTCCTGTGGTTGTAAATTGAACAGGAGACTTTCCGGCATTTGGTGAATACTCACTTGTCCATCTTCCTTTAACTCCAGGTATCTGATTCATAGCATAAGGAATCTGTACTTGTCCTGATAAAGATGAACGCACACCATTGTTGTGTCCCCATATTGGAAACAGGTTAGATCTTTCAGCACCTAAAATAAATGAAGGATCTGCACCACCAATTGAATGCAAGCTATTGCTAAACATCCCTTGTTCATATGGTGAAAACAATAAACTGGTAGCTGTCTTACCACCTATTTGTGCTTTAGGTAATCCTGTTATCTTGAACTTTGCCATTTTATATTCTTTCAAGTTTGTATCCTAGTCTTCTTAAATGTGCTTCTTGCTCTGGAGTTAAATCTACTTCATCTCCTATGCTTCCACCTAACTCTCTTTTTTCAGTATAATCACTATTAAGGTATCTTAATAAATCATCATATTGATTACCATAAAAATCCAACAACTGATCTATATCATAAGGGATCTTGTCATTAAGTTTTGCGTCATATAATCTATCTAAACCTTCTTCTCTAATTTTTCCTGGTTGGTACGGCCATCCATGTTCTTTAAACCAATAAAGCGTAGATAGTTTTCTTGCTTCTATCTCACTAGGATTTGATACATAGTCATATTTGTCTTGATCCCATCCTTCTGCCCAAGAAGTCTTTTGCCATTCTTTTGTATTGTGTTCTGGTACTTTACTATAAATATCATAATCATCAGCTTTATGACTTAACTCATGTACAAAGGTTGTATTAAGTTGACCAGGATCTGCTTTTGTAGTCATGAACATTTTATTTTTCATAGCATCCCAGTAACCATCTTCTGACATATCAGAAGGTTTATAGTCTGTTATTGAAAAATAAGTAGGTTTCTTTAGTGCATTTAACTGAGTCTTGTACTTATTTTTTTGAGCAAACTTCAAGAAATCAGGATCATCAGTAGGAAGATTGTTTGGGTCTAACATATCTAGTGAATCTTGCATTTCCTCATATCTTGTTTTATTCCATTTATTGTAGTCTTTATTTATAGGATCATTCATCACTACATTATTATAATAGTCATACCAGTTTGTTCCATGCTTTTTTTGTATGTAAGCATCTTTTAAGTCTAGTAAATCACCCGGTGTTAAAGGTTGGTTTTTGTAATACTCTTCTACAAATTTCTTACTATCCCAGTATCTATCTGAATGTTTCTTGTCTACTAGTTTAGTATTATATCTTTCACCCTTGTATAAGAATTCCTTTTCACCGGATTCTCTAGCGTTTCTAAAAGCAGAGTTGTATGAGCTATACTTTGAATAGTCATTCAGGAACCAGTCATTTGGATTGTAACTTTCATACCATTCTACCTTGTCTTTCCCATACTTCTTTTTATCCTGTTGCCACTGTGGTGGTTTTACAGGTTTAGCTTTCTCATTAAGTTCTCCTGATCTTTTCTTATCTGGATCTTTAATAGGAACATACTTACCGTGTGTAGATGGTAACATAATATGCCAGTTGCCTTTTGAGTCTTTCTTATACTTGGCTTCTGGTCTATCTTCATAGGTATAAACTTGTTTTCCTAAATCAGGTTTAGATTCAGACTTAGGTTTTGTACCACCTTTCTGTGCATGCACTAATCCTTGACCACCGCACTTGTGACATGTAGTAACATCATCACCACCATCAGCAGCATCCCACTCCCAACCGCATTTTTTACATGTTACTTTCTTAGTAAGTAAAGAGCCTCCTGCTTTATAGTCATTTAACTCTTCTACTATGTACCCACCATCTCTATACTGCTGTATTTCTTCTGGTGTAAGTTCTGTTTCTATATAGTTCTCATTAGGAACATATTTGAATCTACCCATCTCTGGATCATAGACAGGTGTATCCATATCAGCTCTTGGACTCATATAATGTCCTGCTACTTCCATCCAAGTAGTATCCCCAGGTTTGAATCCAGGTTTACCTGATTTAAGAAATACTCCTGTGTTAGGATTAACACTGAAGCCGTGATAAGAGCCATCATAAGGATCTGGAGTCCAGTCTGGATTCATCTCAAGAGCCTGATTAAAATCTTTAGGTTTTCCTAATGCATCCCACATACCATAGTGGTCATAATCATTAGGGTCACCATAAGTATATCCTTCAGTAGGTCTTCTGTTTTCTGGAGCTGTCTGTGAGTAGTTCAAGAATTGATCATAGTCCTCCGGATCATTCTCAGTTCTTATTGGTGTAAACTGTTGTGGTTGTTCTGGAACTTCTGGTTCAGTAGATACAAACGGATTGTAGTTATATGGTGTACCTCCATCTTGATAATACTTAGCCTTTGGATTATAGATCTTCTTCTTCTTAGACTTCTTCTTCTTAAACAAAGGTGACTCATGGAATACTTGGTTAGTAGCTTCTAAGTCTCTTGAATACTTCTTAGACTTTAGACCACCTCCCTTACGCATCTGCGGATACTCATCTACATAATCAGCTCCAGGGAATGTATACTCTTGTCCAGGATACATCATTTGTTTCTGACCGTTAGAGCCTACTCCTAACACGGGATAAGGAACACCTTTCATCGTAATATCACTACTTGGTATTCTAGTGTTCTTACCCGGGTGTTTCCACTGACCCATAGGATCTGTAATAATATATCTAGGTTTAGATATAGACTTAGGAGCTTTAGAAGCTTTAGTATCTTTAGATAAGGAGCGCTTATTATACATTATCTTGGAGAAATTATATTCTTACTGTTTACTATCTTGAGTACCATGTTAGTATTACCTGAGACAGACTTGGATAAATTTAAGAAATTTAAATAATGTCTGAATTTTTTTCTTTGCAGCTCAGGCTTCTGGTAGTCCAGATTTGCTGGGTTTAATGATTTGATATAACCATTAGGTTCAGTTAACCATAAGAACTCTTGAGCATATGGTCCTTGCAATACAGTTGTTCCTGGTACCACCGGCCCAGTTGGTGGATAGTTAGAACCAATAGGGAACTCACCACGGTCTTTTGTAATATCCCAGAACTGATTGAATCTATATTTATTCTCTTCTTTAGAGAATAAGATGTCAATAGAGTTTAGATTTACCTGTGGATACTGTAAGCTAAGTGTGACGTTATTCTTTGGGAATATGTTTAGATTCAGATACCCGGAAACCTGCTCTGCATTAAACACTACAGCCTGGTCAAAGTTGTAATCCAATACTTGGAACTGATCAACACAGTTATAGTCAGAACGTCTATAACATTCTAGAATATACTCTGTACTTCTTTTCGTTACCACAGTCTGTCCACTGACAATAGGGAACTCTACCTCAAATGGTTTATCTTCCCCATAGAAAGTACAGTAAGATGAACATGAAGTATTGTGTTTCCACAGTGTACCAAACTTTGTACTCAGGAAAGTAATCTTATTAGGGATCACCATATCTGGGTGCCAGTCATGGAATGAAATAAAGAACTGTGACTTAGGATCATAACTGATAGTCCAAGAAGCATCATCAAAGAAGTTAGGGTCACCTAAGTATACTTGTGCCTTATCTAATCTAAATACATTAGTTACAGCATCATAATAGATTCTTCCTTGAAACTCTTCTTTAAGCTTATAGTCCTTTTTAGAGAAGTATATGATAGAGTTCTGATTGTCATAGATAGACTGGCATCCTACTGCCGCTACCGGGTTGTCAATATGCGGATAGTCTGGGAAGTCTTCTAGAATCTTGTATGGCAAGAATATACTGAACCACCATTTAAGACCCTGCTGTGATATCTCTGTAAGACCGTCAGCATAAGTAAAGATCTTTCCTTGGTTTTGAGATACATAGAACAAGCCTGCCGGTGTTGACATAACACTTCTACTACTTTGTGATGAACCATACTCATATGGCTTATCAGCAATAACAATAGCTTGTGGTGTTTGTGCAAACAAACCACCATCTCCTAAAGTAACTTTAGTTCCTGAAGTTGTCTCAATTTGATCTATTCCTTGGAAAGCTAAAGGGCTTGAGTTTTTAAATGTTATAAAAATACCCGTCTTAGCAAAGTTCTTAACTCCAGATATATTATCAACAAAGTCTTTGTAATTGTTAGTCAAGAATAAAGACCATGAATCAATGGATGACTCATCATTCTGTGGTAAAGAATACAAGATCCTGTTTGGATAATACGTATAGCAAAGCTTAGCTACAGAAGGACTGTAGTATCTTGACTGTAAGTTACCCTGACTAAAGTACTGAGTAAATAGTTTTGAGATACTCAATGAGTAATCATATCTGTAGTAGTTACCTCTCTGAATAATATCAGGATTCATGTTAAATAAACTACCTAGATCCGTATACTCATAAGGATTGTAAAACTTCTGCCACTGTTCATCCCCGGCAATTCTAAAGTCTACTATAACATCACTCTCCACAAAGAAGTCTCTAATAGCTGATGTAGCTAAATAGAAGTAAGAATCTTTTACTCCAAATATACCTGGTGTATCTCCAGAGTTGTCATTAGAATAATTATATCCTTGTGGGAACAAGAAGCTTAACCATGCAGTTGCTGTTGGTGGTCCATGGTCTAGATTATAGAATCCTCTTGGTAATACTCCTGTACCTGGCATGATACCGTTAAGGTTAGTAAACCAAGTTGATGGATCTGTAAACAAAGTACTCACCTCATATCTTGCTGAGTTCATCCAGAATCTTGGCTCAGGCAACATTTGACGGTTAAAGTAATTATACTCAATACCATCAGGCTGATCATACAACCAATCATAGAAGAAGAACATACTATTCTTTTCTGTGTATCTATTGATATATGTATCTCCATTAAACAATGATATTGTCTTAGGCAGCACTTTTTGCTTTAACTGATAGAGGTAAGGTACATTGTATTCAGTGTACCCTGTACAGAATGTACTTGTTATAGTTTCATCTATGTCCCCAATAGTCTGTTCACATGGTGTGATTGGAATCAGTTTGATTGAATCCAGCTGACCATACTGATTTACAATTCTGTATTTTAATCCAGCATAGTGACTTGCTATAGCTGTATTAAAAGTATCATTGTTATGATCATTCTTAAACAAGTTACCTGGCACAGCCGCGGACGGTGCTGGTGCCAACTGATTATTAATTGCCGTTCCTACGGTTACTAGAGATGTATCAGCATAACCAGTAATAGATGTTGTATCTGTAATATAATCAGGTCCGGTATTATTTCCATCCCCATCTACAGTTCTAACAACAAAAGTTGTTTGTCTCTTGAGGTTATTAATTCTGTAGAATTTTTGCTCTCCATCAAAGTAAGGCTTAGCATCCTGAACTGAATCTTTCAAGTAAAAAGAATCTTCAATCTTAAATCTAAAGTCTGTGTTACATGCCTGCCCAACAAACACATCATAGAAACCATGTGCTTGCAATTGCAAAGCGTATTGTCTAAATGGTAACAACGCATAGATTATATCTAATGTGATTGTAGCTCCTTCAGAGAAATAGTACAACAATGGATTTAATACACCTACTAAAGATAATGCAGTTTGTAAAGGTGAATCTTTGAAGTACTGGAATTTTGATAACTCCATATCACCAGATGGTGCTGTATAATAACCACCACGGAAGAATCCACCCTCATTGTTAAATCTGTCATAGATATCAGCTAGTGAGTCACCGTTGCCCCATGCTTCATTAAAACCACTCCATGCTGTAAAATCATTATTAAAGTCAGCTAGTGGCCCATCTATAAAGTCGCCTGTATTCTGTGCACCGTCAGGATCCGTATCTTCACCATTCTCTGTGTACTCATCTTCTTCTGTATTTCCATCATTGCCTTCTAAGTCTGTCCAGTTACCGCTACCACTTCCTGTTTGAGAACCAAACACAGGAGACCAAGCACCAAAGAAATTGAAATTCATGTCACCACTACCTCCACCAATTTCTTCTTGTGTATAGTCTGGTCCAAACTTTCTTGTGTAACCAGCACCTGAAGTTCTAGTACTTTGTTTACCAATTTGAGATATGATAGCTTCAACAGCACCACCTTGGAATGCTGTGTAGGCTGCTTGGTTACTAATCAGTTTGTGTTGTGGATGTTTCTCCGGTTCCACAAAGTTGTTAGTAGCTACACCACGGAGATTACCGTAGATCTTCAACTCTGGTGTTGATATGTATGGGTTTTTAAAGTTAGTATCTGGTGAATGGAAAGTCATGATGTTTTTAGGCATGTCACCTAAATTTACATTCTGTCTTTCACCTTCCTCATCAATAACTTTAATATAAGGGTCATTGATCTGGTTACCTGGGTTTAATACACCATACTGCTGGCTATTCTGCGGGTTAGCAGGTTTGATTGTATTAAATGGATGGTTAGGATATAGACCTCTTCTTCTGTTTGGATTATCTGTCTGCTGTCCATTGATGTTATAAGGACGCATGTTATTCAACATACCCTTAGCAACAATAGACTTATTACCTTCTCTTGAACCTCTTAAGATTTCATAACCTACTATACCTGGTATGTCTTGACCGTTATTATCTTTTGGGTAAATAATATTGCCAAACTCTACACCTAGTATTCTGATATAGGTGTCTCCGTTGGTTGTGTTTTTTCTAAAGTGAGATAGTAAAGATGCCTGTCCTGTATTCCCTACACCTGTATCTGGAAACTTATGATGTCTGATTGGTTTACCACATAGATCATACATACCTGTTGTTTCATTTGTCCAACAGTGTGCGGTAGGATTCCATATCTCCGGTTGTTTGTCTGGATATCTCTCGGTAGATTCCCAATATGCCATTTCACCTCTTGCCACCACTACACCCCCATCAGGGAGTACTTCGTTAGTAGGAGTTTCTGTAACTGTTGCAGTATTGTATACTTCAAAGATTCTCTCAGGATCAAATAATGTATTTGGACCTACAGCAATATCTGTTTCAGCTAATTCTTGTAGAGTACATGGTTCAACAAAATCACTCTTAGCTGGTCTTCCTGGAATATGATATGCTGCAGATTTATCACCTGTATTGTATATCCATCTAATAAAGAAAGTATATACTTCATCTCTTAAGTAACTTGGTTTGTAACCTCCTTTAGTATAATAGTCAGAAGGATATTCTACAGATACCCAGTTAGTCTGAATAAGATTAGCTAATGGCTGGTAGTTAAAATCAAACTTAGTAGTTGGTCCAACTCTCAACAAGTAATTGTTTACCTCTACAATCTGATCTGATGTTTCATACACCGGATTCTGTAAAGGCAATTGCTCTAGTGGATATGCCGGAATATCTTCTTTAATCTGATCAATGTAGATCTTGTTTGTACTTGTTGAATAAATACCAACTTGTTTTGCAACAGCAGCTTGATTTACTGTAGCTACAATAACTAGTATGAACTCATCAAAGTTATCTTGGTCTACTGTAAGATCAATTTCTAAAGCTCCTGAAGTTTCATTAGTATACCAAATAGGTTGAACATTACTTGGTGAATACCAGTCAGTAACTTTCACACCTTCAATTGAATATGCTACCAATGCCATGTAAGAACCATTTCTAAGATTCCCACCAGCTTTACCTGGAGATACATGTATGCAGGGTGTCTGCACAAGTCTTGCTAATCTTAATTGATCACAGTCTAGTTCAGGATAGTCATCGCAAGAGATACATGCATTAACTCCTGGACAACCAGCTGGCCATACTCCAGGTTCAGTTTGTTGACATCCCTCATCAGTATGACACAATTGTTTCCATGCTACACCTGGCCATTGAATTGTATTTGGTCCATTAGAGTATTGATTATTACCCATCCACTGATACCCTTCTGGCGGCCAAGTGTTTGGATCTCCCACATTAATTACTCTATCTGGATTATTAGAGTCAGCAAAGTATACTTGCCAAGAGCAATCATTAACTTTTCTTGCTGCTCCTGTAATCAAATTCCATTTACTGAACTTGAGACAGTTGTCTTGAACAATAGGTCTGTACTTACAAAGTTCTTCTTCATACAATCCAATCTCACAACCCACCACTGTGTTAGATGTGTCATTCAGATGTACTGCTGTAAAGAGAATCCACTTGTCACTAAACAAATGTATAGCACCAATAATAAATTTTGATCCTGTAATATCAGCAGCAACTTGTCCACAGTAGATGTTAGAAGGCTCATTGGATAAGCTTCCTGCATCTCCTTCTCTTGTATTGTTAGTAGCATTACGCGCATGCGTCCACATACCTTCAGATACAAATGACGGATCAAGGTCCTTATTAAGACCTTTGATGAAAGTGTTTAATTGATTTTGATCAATACCTTGTGATTCTTTAGCCATATCATATTACTCTTGATCCTGTATAATATCTGAAGTAAGCTGGGTCAATAGGGTAGCTCTTAAACATGTTATAGTACTTACCATATTGAGCAACTCTATTAGCCCACCAGAGTTTCTTCATCTCTTCAAAGTTTGGTGTATTCACAAAACCTAAAGCTTGGTTTCTAGCAGCTTTTGTTCTTGGTTCAATAAGCTGTATTCTTTGACTTACATCTTCACCATTCATAAATAGATTCTCTAGAATTCTTTGTTTTAATGCATACTCATAGTAGTCATTAAGCAAAGCATGATCAGGTACCATCATGTTACCATCTTCATCTTCTAGTTCCCCTTGGTAGTTTAGATATACTTTACCACAATCAAATGTTGTATGTAGAAAACCATTTTTAATCCAACCCTCATTAGGAGAATTCCAATACAGGTTAGGACATTGGCAATCTATATTTTGACTAGGCTTCATTCTCAACGGAATGAGTACTCTAAATGTACGAGTCACTCCAGGTTTTATAATCTGGACTAACTCATACTTATCTCCCTTACAGTTCATAAACACGCGTGGTCTTATACATGTATCACCATAAGGGTTATTAGGATCATACTGTCCAGGGATATAATTCTCTGGTGGTCTTACAGAACCTACGCATGCTGCTGTATTATTACATGGATTTGCATTACATGTGGAACAGTTTACTGTAGGTGCTGCACAAAAGTCAACTGTAGAAGGTGTTTCTACATAGGGTACTTCTTCAATGTGAGTACCACCCATGTCATTACCTACGGCTACAGAGTATTCACCACACACTAGTGCGTAATTGAAAACATAGAAGTCATCTGGTAGCTTTACCTTATTGTGTTCTACTTCCAATATCACTTCCTTGGTTTGATTAATTCTCAGACCCAAATCATAGTTAAGCCTTCTAGCTACTTTGATTAGAGTTTGTGGATCAATCATATTCTCAAGTGAGAATACCTGGAAGTCTACAAGAACATCATTGAGTAACTCATCAAATGTTCTGTATTTTAATGTGTAGTTGAAGTCCATTATCTAAGTACGTTTTGACTATCATCAGAACCATCAACTGGAATCTGCATAGTAATTGAAAATTCTTTAATTACATACTGCTCAATTTCTGAAAACAAGTAATCAGGAAATGGCAATTGCTGGTCTTGCTTCAATGTACAAGATTGATCTGACGGACACAAGAAATCAGATGTGTCTCCTTCAAAAATTCCTTCTAGTCTAATTGCGTCCCACTCTACATTAGGCACATAGATGTAACCGTCAAGATACCAGAAGTAAGGTCTTTTATTATACTTGAATGTAGTTGTCTTTGCCATAGAAGCAAAAGTAGGTCTTTCAGTTTTGAACAACTGGATAGATCCATCAATTGAACTAGCCAAACGGATCACTGGTCCTATTGCACCTTCAAACAGTTTTGGTAACTTATCCTTGCTTCTTTTGAAATAACAACCAGAGTAAACTCCAGTACATCCTGCTTCTACTTTGTCAATGTCAATAAGTTCTACATAAGGAAGCACTGTGAAGAGTGAACTAATCTTCATCAATCTGTATTGGTTGTCCTCTCTCTTAAGTAATGTCTTCCCATACTTGCTTATTGCATAGTATATGTTTCTATCAGTTAAGAACGGATCTTCCTTCACTGCCTTTAACGCAGCTCTAACTCTTGTTATTGCTTCCCCAACAGTTGTCATAGATCAAATTCATTATATGTTTTCAATTGAGCATTTTGCTCTCTTATCTTCTTTTCTTTTGTCATTGCTACATTGTACAAGCTTCTGAGTTTTTTTGTAGAATCTACCTGGACATACATGTTCCAGTTCTCAGGGTAAGCTTTAGCAACTCCTCTCTTAAAGTTTCTACAGGCAGTAAAGCTCCAACATTCTCTGAAGGCAAACTTATATTTGCTTGAGTAACTTGTATAGAATATCTTGGCTAGCTTTCCATCAGTCTCCCAGTTGTTATTACTCACAACCACACCATACTTCTTTGACTTGGCGTAGTCTATGTTTCTCCCATTGGTTCCTTTACATGTTCCAATAAAAAGACTGCCCAATGCTTCAGGTAGTCTTACACCATCTCGGTTCTCTAAGACTGCTTCCCAAAGCGCTTCATTGAAGCTCTTGATAATCTTTCTAATTTGAGATGCACTCAAGTTCTTATGCTTAGGGTGCTTCTCGTAAAATCTTGCAATGAACTCCGTGTCTATTATGTTCACTGCTGTCTGTCTAAACCGTGGGGCTTTAACATCTGGTACTCTAAATTCTGTAGCCATGCTATACTTATTTAATATACGAAAAATAATCAAGTTAAGCAAATATACTAAATATAGAAAACCCCAGGCTCATTTGCCCGGGGTCTCCACTTGTCAGCCACAGAAACCAACAACCTGCGACATATTTTACATACCACAATTATAGTCTATCCACATAAATGTGTCTTTAGCAATACAACCGTTGGCATCCGTTACGGTTACTTTAAACATTCCTATGCTACCTCTATTTGTAAAACCACCTGTGTCAAATCTACATGGGTCGGTATTGTCTACACCTATATTTACATCAGCCTGGTTTGTTGCTGTTGTAAATAAGATCAAGCCTCTATTATCAGCAAGAGTCCATTGATAAGTGTATGGAGCGGTACCTCCTGTTACATCAGCAAAGTAACCTCTAGGTATAACTATACTATCTACAATAGTCACATCCATTGGACATGGAATAATTGCATTGACCGTGTAAGTAGTTGTGTTACCTACAGTAACCACATCTACGCTTACATTATCTCCAGCCTCAACAATTGTAATATCAGATTCTGGTTTTGTACAGAAGTAATCTACTACATTTTGTAAAGCATCGGCTACTGAATCATTTGTAGCAACAACCACATCTGTTCCACATTCTATGTCAAGTCCTGTATATACTACACACTGCGCATCAAATACTTCAGAGCATGGTTGTGCTGTTGGGCAGTCTACTGGTGTAGGACATGGTGGTGGAGTGGTAAGAAATGAATCTCCACATCCACAGCTTATTTTACTGCATCCACAGTTTGTACAATTATTTGCCATCTTTTAAATATTATAATTCTGTTACAAGAATCTGAGCTCTACCAAGGAGTGCCGGTGTCAGCGCATCCTTTGCCTTAAACTTAAGACTAACTGATTCTCCATTATTCAAAGTTACCATAGAGAAAAAAGCAATGTTTCTTTGTATCTCACCATTCAAAAATCTAAACTCAACTGGATCAACACCAGGTGTAGTTACTACAGTTTCTGTACTAGTCAAGTTTACAATGTCTGTTGCTAGTATTCCATTAAATAATGAACCACTGATATCTAATCTTCCGGCAAAGCTTTCATACTGTACAGTATCAACACCGACAACAGTTTTAATGATAGCACCATCTAACCAGTTAATCAAGTTAATGTTATTATTTAATGCTGTACCGGGACCTGTTAAACTTGTATCATAACTTACATGAACCGCAAACGTCTTAGTTGCTCCAGTAGCATTTGTATAAGTTAACCCTGAATAACCTAATGGAAAATGGTAAGTTGCTGGTCCTGGATCAAATTGTACATCAGCCCACCCTACTACTTGATTAAAGAAGTTTTGTTTAGGTCTTGAGATTGCATAAGTTGTAACTCCCGCTACTGGTCCTGTTGGTGTAACAACAATGTCATCAGCTCCAGTTACTACTGAGCTAAGTCCATTTACTGTATAAGTAGTCACTCCTGCAACTGGTCCAGCTGGTGTAATAGTGATATTATTTCCTGCCGCAACTACTGTATCTTTTGCATCAATTAGGTAATCTGTTATTTGGTTGTTTCCTACTACTGTTACTGTAGGAGTTACTGTAACATTATCTCCTGCCGTAACTGTTGTTTCTGCTTTACCTGCATTTCTTACATCACATAATGCAATCCATAGATTGGATAATGCTTCTGCTACTGTAGTAGGTGTTCCTACATAACTTGGATAGTACACCTGCATAATAGTTGACGTAGTGTACTGTGTTACCAAAGCTGTATCTAATCCTGATACACACTGTGAACTAACTGCAGTAGACAAATCACTATATGTTCCCAATGCTACTTTGTAAGGACACCACTCATCATTAATGAATGCTTCTAATACAGTATCTATTGCCTGTACAGATAATGCCGGCAATGTACTGATTGCACATTGAATTGTGAATGTAGGTAATGTGAATACTGGAATTGGTGCTGTCTCAAGTGCAGTAACTCTAATGTCTAATGAGTTAATCTCCGCATTGATGATTGTGATCTGAGTAACAATGTCACAGATCTTTGCAGCAATCATATTCACATAGTCAACCAATCCAACAGTACCACCACCCAGACAAGGTGCTGCCGTAAGCAAGTAATCAGATACAAGTGCGCTGGCTGTTGTGCTTTTGCCTGGGGAAGTTGTACTTGTAGTTGTTGTAGTTGTGGTTGTAGGTGTAATATTTTCTAATGCACAGATCTTATCAATCAATAGTTGAATCAACTGATCAAATGTAGTTGGAGGACATGCTGCTAGATTAAAGCAAGCTAAGTCATATGTTGTAACATTTGTTTGATCAAGCAGTGTACATAATTCTGTAGCAAGTTTAAATACTACATCAGAGACTGTGTCACCTGTACATAGTTTGATACATGAAATACTTGGTCCAGTCCAAATCACGCAATTACTTGCAATTGGTGTACATGGTGAGTTATCTAAATTTAACGGTCTCATACTTTACATATATTTATAATATACTAATTATTCTCAAGAATTGCAAGGAGGTGGTGGAGTATGTGTTTGATTACAACCACATCCACTTACCCCTTGGCATACATAGTTTGGATTAACTAGTATGTCCAGCATTAACATCTCATGTTTGATTTCCCATTTCATGAGTTCATCTGGACAACAATTTGAAATTCCATATCTTTTTTCAAGTACATCTTTGTACATCCATTCAGAGTATGCGCACTCTACTGTCTCATAATATTCTGTTGTACACGCGGGCGTACCATATCCTGGAGTTACAGCTCTATATAAAAGTGGTGATGGTATAGGCGGACACTGCCCATCAATACAATCTCCATATTCTGTAACTAATACAGTAGACGGTACGCTCCAACTTAGGTAACAACTCTTAGGTATAATTTCACCTGGTTGAGCTGTAAATCTTAGTCCCGTGATACCTGCTAGATTGGTATAAGTAATTGTTGCGGGTGTGATTCCAGTATTCTCAAAACTTGCACACTTTGGTGTTAATAAAGCTTCAAGACATATAGGACATGTATCAAAAGATTGTTCTATAAGAACATTACCTGAAAGGGTTTGTGGTTCTGTTTCGGTAACCAACCAACAAATATCAGGACAGAACTGAAGCTGTATTACTTTTCCTACATACTCTGATAAATCATTTATAGTGATTATAGAATCTTCATTACCTAGACAGTCTGTTAGTTCATAGAACTGTGAGTTACAAGTTGGGCAATCTTCAAAAGAGGCTTCAACAACTACTGGTTGATTTGAAGGTGGTATGCCTTCAATAGGTTCTATGAACCAACATCCACCACAGTCTAAATTTAATGTAGCTCCTGTATTAACGTAAGCTGATAAATCTGATGTTGTATAGATTACATCACCAGTAGTACACTCTGTAACTTTATATGCTTGTGGATAGTTACATTCTATACATGTCTGATAGACAAACTGTATAGTAACATTTACAGCACAATCACAAACTGTTTTGTTAGATAAAATAACATTCCAGCAAACCGTGGATCCTGCTATTTGTATAGCTATACCAGTCCCAGCATATTGAGCTAAGCTAGGGTTAGTGCTTTCTATTGGTTCTTCTATACCAGCACAGTCTAGTAAGGTGTAACAAGCAGCACATTCAAATGTACCGTTTACATCTTGACATAAACCGTATGCTGTAGAAGTAGCTCCAGTTATAGATACAATAGCTGACAAACAATACTTGTCTGTTAATTCGTCACCAGCTATTACAATAGAGATAGGATCCCCATTACAATCTAAAGCTTCTACAAGACCACCTGTTTTTCCTCCAGTAAAACTATAGCATTGGCACGGATTACAGTAAGCTTGACATGCTACATCTGTACAGTCTCCTTGTAAAGCTAAGTCATCTACATCTACAAATGGAAAAGGGGTGATACTCTGTACTTCTGTTAGAGTATAGCATCCCGGTACCAAAGGTCCTACAGAAGGACCCCCATACATATACACACCCCCGTCTACTATTGTATTAGTATCAATACTGTATATCTGAGGTTGTCCACCACAGCATGCATCAAACTGGTATGTTGGTATTGGATTGTTAAGAGTTGGTGCTGACCCACATGCTTCACATGTTGTAAACGTTTCATATGTTGCGGTAAGCCAATTTATAGTAGTATCAATAAGAGTATTAGATGCTCCTGGATCTACATGGAAGCATACACCCAGAAATTCTGCAGGAACACCTGAAGTAAATCTAATAAAGAATCCTGGGTATCCAGCAAGTCTTTCATTACTAATGAAAGCAATTGAAGACTGTTGTCCACAAGGTATGACTGGGTAATATGCGTATGCCATCTTACTTAGGTTTTCTTATATCTGTTTGGTCCCCAAGCATTATGCTGAGGAACAGTGATAGTTGGCTTAGCCAATGGTTTAATAATCTTTTGTGTTGCCCCTGCCTCATATCTGCCAACACAATTGGCACATACTTGTTTACCATCAGATGCTTTTCTCTTTTGACATCCACAGGTTAATTGAGCTCCGCAGTTTAAACATTTTGACATATTGTTGGTTTTTTATGGTTAACAATTTTTACAGTCAAATTTATTCAAAAGTTTGATTGCATAGTTATACAAGCTCATACCTTTTTGCGGCTCATGACAAAATTCTACTTTAGCTTTAGCAGCATCTAAGTACATTCTGATCATTCTCAGTCTTTCTAGTTTCTCTTGAGTTTTAGCCGGTGGCTCACATGCTGCAAGATCTAGAGAACATAATGCTTTGTTATATCTAATAAGAGCTTGTGTAATTCTTAAATGATTGTACTCTACATACACTATATCATTTGGTGATACACTATACTTGATTATATAGATACCATCAGCTAGCGGTACATAAGTAGTCCCGCAGTTTGTAGACTGCAATCCTAAATCACATCCTGTAAGAATCTGGTTAAACCCAGGTGTTACATCAATCTGATTAGAATAAGTAAAACCTGGTACTGTCACATTTAGTGTAGCACAGGTAACGGGTACTAAGTCAGCATAAACACTTGTATCATTGATAGACAAGATACAGTTATTCATTACCGTAGGTACCTCTAAACTTAATACATGATTTGCCATGGGTGTAATATAAAAAAAGAAAGGGAGAGAAGAGTTTGGAACTCTCACTCTCCCGATTCTAGTTTGTGATAAATTAATTAGCCAACAACTGGTACTACTGGTACTACTGGTGTACAAGAAGATTCACACTCATATGTTTCAAATTCACACAAGTTACCACATGTATCTAACCAATCAGTAATATCAGCTTCAAATGAATTAATACGAGCATTAGTTACAAACTCAAGCAAGTATTGATCATTGTCAAATGTACTTGATGGGTTATTGAAACGTGGAACATTGTGCAATAAGTAGTACTTAAAATACAATGCATTGCGGTCAATAACATTTACAATCTGGTTTCCTTGAGTAATCTCACGGATACGGAAGTCACTGTGGAAGAAGTTCTGACGGTATTTCTCAGAAAGAATCAACTCACGTAGAACTGTCTCACCAAAACCTTGTGCTTGGATAGGTTGACACTCAGTGATAACACATACTCCACTAAATTCACATGGGTCACCATTCAAGTCAACTTCAGAAGCGTACAAACGTACAGGCTCTTTTTCATAGAAGTCAGATACTTGGAAAGTACAATCACCAAACTTAGTATCAACATAAGCTCCGTTAAGGATCAAACCTGCACACTCACCTTCAGCGTGTCCTGTAGATACATATTTATCCCAAGTATTAGCTACTGGTTGTCCAAGGTTATTCAATGTTCCTGGCTTGTACCACTCATTACCTGCTTCATCAATTACAATAGGAAGAACAAATGGATTAACTACTGGGTAGTTAACAATACGGTTAGCCCATCCAATCATTACCAATGTTGAGTCTACTGGTGTAGGAGCGATATCTCCTGTAGGGCAACATCCTGTATAGTAATCAGCAAGGATATAAGCATTGTGGTTCAAATAACGTAGTGCTGGAGAACCTTTGATGTCTACACGTAGAGTATAAGTTTCACCACACAAGAATTCTCTACAACAGTCAGCACCAATTCCAGCAGTTACTGTAAATGTAGGTTGAGCATTTTCACCACCTGGGTTTGTATATGGAATCAATTCAGTTGATGTAGTAACAATATCACCTGTTACCCATCCTGTACCACCATTAGTAATTTCTACAAATGTTACATTGTTTCCAGAAACTGTAATTGTAACAATAAGACCTGATCCTGTTGGAGCAGTTGTATCAACCAATGGAATATCTGTATAAACCCCGTTTACCAAATCAACACCATCATTTGTAATAGCAAGTGATAAAGCACGTGAGCTAGTGTAAGGTGTATGACCAATGTTGATTACATTGTTAGATGGTTGACAAGGATCTACACGGTAGAATCTAGAGACATACTTAGGGTTAACCATTTTAGACTTGTTAGTCTCTTGGTAACCTCCAGCAAATGGACCAATCTTGTCGCTAGAGTAGATAGCTGAACCAGCAAAGTAAATGCTGCAGCAGTTGTCAGTAGCTGTCCAAGATTTGTTAGCATTAGCTCCTGTAGAGTAGAATGCTCCAAAGTATCCAGATTCGTAAGGACTACCACTTTGCATTGCATAGTCATGCAATTGGTTCAATCCATAAGTAGGAATTGAATGTTCTGTTGTTACGTAACCCTCAACGGTACTAACAAGTCCTACAGGTAACTGAAGATCATTATTTGTTTTTCCTGTTCCCAAGAACACTTTGTTAAAGGCGTGATTAAAATAAGCCATTGTTTTTGTTTTTAGTTAATAAATATATACACTATAATATAGGAAATCAAATTAAGATTTCCAAATTATTTTAAGAAAATAAGTTTGTACTTAGCTGAGTTGATGCTATCCTTTAGGGTATCTAATGAATTTACAATCTCAGAATAAGGCATCTTAGCTTGCAAGCTAGTCACCATTGCATACATATCTCTAAGGTAACTTATACCATCTTCTACAGATGAAAGTGATCTTGGAGATACATCTTGGTACTCTAGTAGTTTTTCTGATGCTCCCTGATATCCTTCTGCTAAACTATCCGCGTGTCCGGGTAATGCATCATACAAATCATTAAGCGCTGTATGTGCAGCATGTGATCCTATACCAGTTACTTTAAGGTGAAGTTTGTGAAAGCTTGTTGCAGCATTCATTAACTCTGATACACATGCTGACGTCATTGAATCAATTGATCCTCCTGCCGGTGCTGAATAACTTGCTGCGGGCTCAGGATTTCTTTTTAACATTCTTGGTTTGTCCATTACTATTAGTTGTTACGTTCTGCAGTTTCTGAACCTCTAGAGAATTGGTTTCCTGACTCAATATCTCCAGCAAGTATGCTCACTGCTTCATCAATTATTACTTCAATTATATCATCTTTGAATTCACATTCTACATTTGTAGTAGACTGCACTCCTGTGTATGGATCTACACAACCTTCAACTTGAATCTTTTGCGGTTGTCTGTAGTAAGTTAACGCCATAGATGACACATTAAACTCACCATTAGTGTAAACATAAATCCTGTTATTCTTTAAGGTAGCAAAAGTTTCACCCCACTCAAAGCTAGGTTTCTTTGCATCATCTCTAAGTAGTTGACTCAAGTTAGCTTCTTCTGCTAAGTAAACTACCATGCGTCTATCTGAACAACAACCTTGATTAGCATAAGCATCTACTCTTTTCCACTGGAAATAATTTTCCGGGATAGCAATAGACCATGATATCTCTTCATCAGTAGCAGGTATAGTAGATGTAATAAGCAAGGCTTGAAGGTCATCAATTCTTCTTGTTGACTGTTCATCACCTTCTTTAACTATATTCAAACCATGAAGCTGTCTTCTAGACCACTCTACCTGAGCTTTATTAAATGCCTCTACTATCTGCCAACATTCAATGTTGTCATAGTCCTGAGAATCTAATTTGTTCAGGCGTTGTTTTACTTTTATGGTTAATACACTATTTAACATCTCAATTATTTATAAGGTGGATTCCATCCTTCTTTTTTCTTTGCTTTACTTTTAGATGCTGCCCAAAGTCCAAGACCACCAGCAATACCTACACTAAGACCAAGTCTTTTTTTCCACTTTGCAGCGTTGTCTTTGATCTCCTCTTTAGTCATAGGCTTTTCCTTTTTCTTAGGATCTTCCTTCTTTTTGGCTTCAGGTTTTTTCTTAGAAGTAGCTGTGGTAGTTTTCTTCTTTGAAGTTGTTGGAGTTTTTGGTTTAGCTTCTGCAGGCTTTGGTGTTTCAGCTTTAGGTGCTTCCGCTTTTGGAGCTTCTACTTTAGCTTTAGCTGGACGTCCTCTAGTAGCTTTAGGAATTCCATAAGCTTCTTCTAGAGCACTCTTCAAAACACTATTACTGATTTTAGGTCCTTTAGCTTTTTTAACATCTGCTGGTTTAGGAACAGATTCTAACTTAGGTTTAGCAGTAATGGTAGCTGTGTTTTTAGCAGATCTTCTTTTAGTTTCTGCCACAGTTTTTTCATGTGCAACATTTTTAGCCTTTTTATCAGCAGCAGATTTTTCAGCTTTTAGCTGAGCTGTTGTTTTTTTAGGAGCTGCTGTTGTCACCTTCTTAGCTGCAGTTGTTCTTTTAGATGCTGCAGCTATGGCATCTTTAGCCATAGTAGTACCTGCAACTTTTCTAGTTGATCTAACAACTTTAGCAGCTTTACCTGTTGTAGCAACGGCTTTGATTATTTTTCCAAATCTAGCTTTAGGTAATGAACTTTTCATAACAGTATTATTTTTTTCTTGAGTTCTTCTTAGCGCCTGCAATTCTATCAGCAGCTGTAGCTTTGTTATATGGTGGAGCTAGTGCAGCAAACTTCTTTGCTTTGGTCATACCTCCTTTAGCCATTTTAGTACCACCTCTTTTTCCTTTTACCGGAGCTGGATCATAACCTTTTCCATTCCAGATTCTGCCATCGTTGATAACAGTTCCTACAGGAACAGTATTAGCAGGTGCTGGATTTACAGGGGCAGGATTGTATCCTTTACCATTCCAGACCTTACCTCCTTTTACCACAGTTCCTGCCGGTACAGTTGTACCAGTTTGTGCTTTTGCTAAACCACCTTTGGACATCTTACGTTCCATAACACATTTACCACCAGCATCTCTAACCATTCCATTTTTACATGACGCCATTACAGCACGGTTTTGAGCAAATGATTGTGTTACTCCACCATTAGCGTATTTCTTTCTTACACCAGATGTATTAGGAGGAAGAGGTCTAGTGATATTACGTTTTACCTGCATACCAGAATCAGCTTTAGCAAGACCCCCATGTTTTTTAGGAGCCAACTTGTCTTTGATTTTTTTAGCATCGTTAACCAACTTCATTGATTCTTCTTTCTCTGCTGCTTTTCTTTTCTTTCTATCACTAATAGCTTTTGCAGCTATACCAATGCCCGCAGCAATTCCAGAACCAACACCTAATTTAGCACCAATAGATGATAATGGTCCTTTATAACCAGAATACTTTGGTTGACAACCATCAATAGTCCAGTAATATCCATCAGGACAACCTTTAGATGCAGCAGAGCCGCCCTTCTTAAGCATACGTCCTTCTTGAGTATTTGGATTATTACCATATTTAGGCATACCAATAATACCAGTCATACCACCTTTTTGGAATCTTTTAGATTTCATAAGTTCTTCAGCTTTTTGTTTTTCATATTTATTCATGTAACGCTTATCCTGACGGTCTGCTTTTTTTACTGCACGCATACCTTGTCTTATTGCTTTCTTAGAAGCAGTTCCTCCATCTTGCATTCTTTTTGCGCCACCACATTGAGCGCATGCCATCTTTGCCATGATTATTTCTTTTTGGTAGTTAATGGTTTAGAGCTAGTTGCTTTTGAAGATGTGAAAGGTTTTCTTGCTCTCTTCTTCATTCTATTAATAGTATCTAGAGCACCTTTTCTATCAGTCTTAGACTTTGTAATTTTATACATATTACCTCCCGGCAACTTTTGTTTACTTACAACAGTAAAGTTTTTCTTACCTGCAGCAAATCCTGTAGTATCAATACTCTTTTCAAAGTGTTTAGTCCCTGACTTATTACTATCACTACTGCTTGTTACTGTATAACTCACAGGTTTCTTAGCATAACCAGTAACACCACCATCATAACCAGCATAAAAAGTTTTACTTTTCATACCGGCACCTTTAGATCTATCTTGACTACTACCAATGTAGTCAATCTTACCCTTCTCATTAGTTGATTTAAACACATGTGAGCCATCTTTTCTAGAACGGTAAGTATGAGCATTAGGTGTTAAGGTACTTCTTTTAGAAGAAGCTTTCTTTTTCTTAATAGCCGTGGTAGCCATTTTTGTAGGACTGGTTTTTTTTGTTGTTGCCATGATTAATTATATATATAAAATTTAACAATTCCACTTTCTTAAAGACTTGTTAATCCTTGAGTTAGGATCATTAGCTGTCTTTGCACTTGTTAGTTTTTTCTTCATCCCTGACATTCTGCTACAGAAAGACTTGCGTCTACCTGCAGCTTCACTTCCAGGTTTAATCTTTGAAGGTTTAGTAGTTACAGCTGTCTTAAGTTTACTACCTGGATTAGCTGCTCTATAGCTTGCTACACCTTTAGCATTAAGACCACCCTCTGGATTCTTACCTTCTTTGCGTGTCCAAGCTGCAGTGCTTCCACCAGACTTCATCTTTGACAACCCTTTGCCTTTATAGTCATAATCAGGGTTATCTCTATGCCATTTCTTTGTAGCTGCCACACCCTGTTTAATTGTCTTTGCTCTTCCTTTGGCAGTAAGATCTATTGTGTCCCACTGCCCTTTATCTTTGGTTGGGTGGTTGACCATAATGTTGCCAACCTTTCCCTCACCTCTTTTTGTAGTCTTCTTGTATACTACATGTTTTTCTCCACCTGCAGTAACTTTAACTTTAGGAGATTTCATAACTATTGTTTCTTAAGCTTTTTATAAGCAAAGTAACCACCGGCACCTGCAGCTCCTGCTCCAAGAACACCACCTACTACATTACCAGCTTTCTCTTTAAAGTTGTTCCAAGCTCTAGCTCTCTTGTTTTTCTTTTGAGCACGGCTAAAGTTACAACCACCACGTTGTGCTTCAGGCAATGAATTCATATTACTGATGATAGCACCTTTGCTAGCTCTCTTTAACTGAGCTTCTTTAACATCATTAAAGTGCTTAAGTGGATTTGTTTTGTTTTGTGCTTTCATGATTATTTCTTTTTAGTATTTGTAGGTTTTTTAGCGGCAGGTTTTTGAGCTTTTTTAAGAGCTTCTCTACGTTTACCCTCAGCCATGTAACGTTTCTTTTGAGCACCGTATTGACTCATTGCGGCAGCAGTTGTACCAAGACCAGCTAAGCCAAATACTTTTAAGAAAGCACTATCAAATCCATTAGGATTTTTAGCAGCCTTAGTAGCCTTTTTTACTTTTTGTGCAGTTTTAACAGCTTTGTAAGTTTTCTTACCAGCCTTTACCCCTGAACTTATGCTTTTGACAATTGCTCCTAAACTTGCCTTTTTCATATCTGTATTTTTTATAATTATCTTTTTTTAGCCATTGCTTTAAATGTCTTAGCCAATGCTTTACGCTTTGGTGTACAAGTCGGTTTTGTCATTGGAGTACAATAGCCTTTGTGAGCAGGATTAACTGCTTTCTGAATCCAGTTCTTATCTTTCTTCTTAGCTGTTGCCATGACTATTTCTTTTTAGTAGTAGCTCTAATCTTTTTCTCTTGCTTAATCATTGCTTGAGTAGGTTTCTTTCCAGAACCTTTAGCAGCACGGATGTTATCCCAGAGACCTCTCTGGGAATAACTACCGTCTTTTCTTTTAAGCATTTGCTTAGCCATTATCTCAATTCTTTAGATGGCTCAGCATTTTTTTGGAGCAACACTAGTTCCTCCTACTCTACCTTTAGCAACTGTCTGAACAGTAGCTGCTGGATTAAGACCAACAAAGGTCCCTTTGCTTCCCGGAACTGTTTGTACTTGTACACTTGCATTTGGGTTCTTAAGTTTCCCTGTTGTATAGTTTTCCATCTTATTTAGTTTTTTCTTTTCTTAATAGTCTTAAATACTTTTTTCACATCCTTTTTAGTAAGGGTAGAATCAATTGGTGTTGGCTTCATGTATGGTGTTTTACTACCGCCCATTTGAGCTTTTGGCATTGCCTTCTTAGGAGCCGTAGATGTACCACCTACTCTACCCGTTGCACGCTTAGCAGCAGTTGCTTTAGGATTAACTCCAGACTTAACTCCTTTAGATCCAGCTTTCTTAAGTGCAGAAACTTTAGCATTAGGATTTACCATACCACCTGTTTTGTAAGTAGCTTTAGCAGCACCTCCTCTTTTTTGTTTTGGTGTTTCTAAATCTGCTAATTTACTTTTAGTATACGCTATTCTACTTGGAGAAAAACTAGGTGCATATTCTGCTCTAGCTCTTCCTGGTGCAACAGGACCTAAACTGTCATAAAAAGATCTGTCCATCGCATTTGTGTTTTCCATATCAGAGAGGTTATCTCTAGTATAGGCTAAGTCATCAAACTCACCATTTGGTTGTGAACCCCAATACTTTGCAGTATCAGTCATTTTCTTTTTATAAGCATACGGATCTGTTCCTCCTCCGGTTTGATACTTCTTAGCACCACCCATTTTATACTTAGCAGCACCGGCACCTGTTTTACCAACTTTAGATGCAGCGGGCTTCATACCCTTCATTGCTTTTGATGCAGCTGCAATTTTAGCTTTTGGTGAACCTAAACCAGCTTTAGCAGTACCACCCGTTTGATATTTAGCAACTCCTCCTTTTTTCATTGTAGCAGGTGCCTTATAACTATTCATCCAAGGAGTTCTCATTCCCGCAGGAGTCTCATCTATGATTTGTCTAATTTGAGTAGGTGAATACTTTTTCTCAAGTTTCATTTTTTCCTTATCTCCTTGTTTAACAAAACTGTCATATTTTTTTTTCTGATTGACAGTTCTTTTTTCATCTTGACGGGCCTCACGTTTTGCAACACGGGCTTCTTTTTTTGGATTATTAGGCATGGTACTATTTATTAAATTATTTATAAATTAAGAATTCCAAAGTTTCTCTACTTTGCTATTGAGATCCTTAAGTACATCCTCATTTAAAGGGTTCTTCAAGTACTCAATAACGTCTGATGTGTTTCTACCTAGCAGTGCTCCAGATTGAACATGATAGATGTATCCATCAGCCTTATTAATAATATACTTAAAAAATATGGAATCTTTGACAATTGCCTTAATTTTTAATGTTTCCATATCCATTGCAGCAGCATCTAAGAAGCCTTTAGCAGCTCTTTCCTTATTTCCTTCGCTTCCCTCTCCATTGATATGCATATCCATGTTCTCATAGATTACATCATTTGGAGTGTATTTTTTATAGTTCACACTAGCAACATCCACTGCCTTAGCAATGTAGAATAGCTTAGTGCTGTTCTTATCAAACAATTTCTGAAGTTCAGCAAGCGCTTTGTTACGGAGTTTCTTGTACTCTGTTCTAGCTCCTGCAGTTTCCTGAGCTTTATCTAGATAAAACTTTGGTGGTACTGCTCTTGACCGTGCTTCATCATAGCTTCTTGATACAAGAGAAAATCCTCCTGCTTCAATAGCACATAACTTAATTCTATCAAACGGGTCTTTGACATCCAGATATACTGGTTCATTCCCGCATGCTAGATAAATCTTATTCCAGAAATCTGAGTTATCTGGTCTAAGTAATTTGACGTTGGTCCAGAATTGTGGATCCTCAACATCTAGTACATTAGCAGCAAGTTCTCTTTCAAGTTCCGCTACTATAGATCTAATCTCTCTAATCTTAGCCTCTCTTTCTTCAGGGTTTTTGATTAGCTTAATTTCCGGTGCAAACTCATTTAGTCCTGTTACATACTGAATAACGCCATTTCTTTCTAAGCAAGCTAATTGTTCAGTGTGTGTAACACCATCAAATAATGAAAGACCGTACTGTTCTAACCCCATGTTAGAAACTGAATTGTCAAAATAAGGTTTAACAGAAACTTTAGAAACTTTAGTGTCTCTAGTTTCTACCATTGTAAAAGGTGTGTTTTGCATTTTGTTGGTTGTTTGTTGGTTAAAATTTGTTGGTTCTTTAAAACAGGGAGAGGAGGGAATTTACGCCCTCCTCTATGTTTCTGATTATATATTAGAATGATCCACCTGTGATTGGGTTTCTCATAACAATCTTAAGGACTTTAGTTGGATCCTTAACCCAGATAGCTGGCATTGTTTGAGACATCATCACACGGTACCCATTGAATTGGCCAGAAGACTGGAACCCTTGTGTACGGCCCATGTAGTCCATTGTACCATTTTGATACCACCACTTCAATTGGTTATCCCAAGACAACTTCAATAGGTAGATGTTATCATTTGTATTATCAGTGATATCAAAGATAATGAATGAGTAAGATGACAACGGGAAACCATCAATGATTGGGTTCTCAATATCATTTGTATGAACGTTGTCAAATGCTGGGTTCAACACAAACTTAACGTTAGCCAAGAATGGGATAACATAAGAAGTATAAGCAAATCCAAAGTTCAAGTCCATTCCTTTACCAGTGATTGCACCGATATCAGCAGCCTGAATCAAAAGACCAGATGCAACAGCCTCACGTCTGATAGCTTCATTCACCATGCGCATACCACCCATACCAGTTTGTACAACTAGTGAACGCTTAGGATCTGGACCTTGGAACTCAACCTTACCATTGAAGAAGTTGTAGATTTCTCCACGGAACAAATCCAATGTAAAGTTATTCTTGTTGTAGATTCTCTTGAATGAGTTATCCAACTGCTTCCAAAGACCGACAGACAAACGGATATCATCTGGACCATCTTGGCGTACTCTACCTCCTTGTCCCCACATCAAGTAAGTCTCAATGTCAGATGCAACTTTAGAAAGGTGAGCTGCTTCCATATTTGTCAAGAATGTTCTTGAAAGGTCTCCGTTATCAAAAGCTTTCTTCACAGAATCTTTACCCATAACTTTAACCATATCTTCCAAAGATGTAACTGCTGGATCAAGGTTCTTGTTGAATGTTCTCCAGATCTCAGTTACAGGAACTGTACCATCTGCATTCATTCCACCTTTAATCATCAAGTCAGCACGGCTAGAGATAGAATAGTGAACGTGTGCTTCTGCTCCTCCTACGTAGTTGTAGAATTCACGGAACCCAGCGTTAGTAATGATGTCAGAGAATCTTTCACCATATTCACCTCTTGCAGAACCTTTACGGAAGATCTTAGTACCACTAGCAAGATACTTGTTGTCAAGATACTTGTAGTTGTCATTGTTTACCAACTGTACGGTATAGATGAATCCGTCTCCAATAGGAAGGATATCATCCTGTGTGATGTACATCTCAACTCCGTTGTACTTGTCATAGGTAAGGATATCACCATGTCCAAATTCACGTCTGTTAAGTTTAATTTTGAATGTAGTACCATCTACACCTTTGAAGTCATTGAGTGGCTCAATATCTTCAACGATATAAGGTAGGTCAATTGACACAGGTGTCTGCCAACGGTATTCACCGCGTGCATTGTCTACCATGATTACATTCTTACCTCCAAATGAAGACATTTGATAAAGAGGCATTTCAACTTTTTGAGCCATTGCCCAAAGGTCTACCGGACCCAAATCCATAGGATCTGCATCTTTCAACATGTTTGTAAGGTGGTATGAATCTACGTGGGACGATGCATTGTATGCAGTATCACGCAGGAATATACCATTGTTTAAAACTGGAGTTGCCATTTTGTATTTGTTTGTTAATTGTTACTAGTTAAAAGCGTCTGAATATGTTGTTATTTCTTGATATTGTTTTTTGACTTTTGTTACCGCTTCTTGGTCTTTCTTCTTCTTCGTGTTGCACAGAAGAACTGATCTTTCTTTGTTGTTCAGTCTTAAGTGCTCTTACTGTTTTTTCAGTAGCAGCTTTACCACCTTGCTCTTGAATTCTAGCTTTGTAGCTTCCTGGATCTGCTAGTAACCAAAGTGCTTCTGCAATCAGGTCATGTCTAGGTTCTACAAACTGGTACTTCTCAAGTAAGTGACCAAGCAAGTTAGTAGGCTTACCAGAAATTGATGGATAGTTTGGTTGAACTAATCCTGAGTAAAGCATGCTTTGCAATTTCTTGTCAAGCTTCACTCCACCAATCTCACCTCTAGAGAGTGTGTTATACACATTATCTGTGTAAGCTCTTGCTGCTTTTTCTTGTTGTTCTTTCTTTGCTTCCTGTTCAGCTAGTTGTCTTGCAATGATTTCATCTTGCATTCTATCTAACTTTGGTTTGAACTGATTAGCTTTTTGCTCAAGTCTATCAAGATCTCTCCACTCTTCAATCTCAGCTTCAATCTCTTCAGGTGAGCCAAATTGTGTAGCGTGTAAGTACTGACGTGCAATCTCTGCTTGATCATACTCATCAGCTGGATCCAATGTTCTCATCTCTTCTACTTGAGCAAGAGTTCTGAACAGACCTTTAAGATCTTGACCTCCATCAGCTACATACTTTGCAGCATATTGAAGTTCTTCTGGAAGTGCATTAAAGAATTCTCTAGGAGTGTTTTCTCTAATAGCATTCTCACGTTCTTGGAAGTTTGCTTCAAAAAGTTCTCTGAAGTCTTTTGTTGTGTAATCCTCTAGCGGTTTATCATCATCAAAAGGCACAAGAGTTCCTTCTTCAATCATTTTAGATGCTAGTTCAGCAAGACCTGATTTATCAATCTTTGGTCTTCCTTTATTCCCGGCATCTTCTTCCTGTGAAATAAGTCCATCAAGTTCAGCAATAGTTTCTTCTACTACTTGTTTCTCTTCTACTGTAGTCTTAGTACTAGTAGGGTTGTCAAGGAACGTTGTATCTACATTCTCCTTTGAGAAAATAGATTTGGGTTTTTCTTCTTCTTCTTCAGGAAGCATGATGTTTTCAGCACCAGGCATTCCAAAGATTTCATCAATGTTTACATCTACTTGTGATACTGATGTATTGTCAAGTAATTGTGCGTCATCATTAGGTTCTGACATGTTGTTGGTTTTTGTTGGTTATTAATTTAATATAAGCAAAATTGTAAAAATAAACTTATGAAATTTAAAACGGAAAATTGAATTTTTGCATTATATAGCTAAACACTAATCTTATTTTCCTTTGTCATACTTATTTTTATTCTCTCTTGCAATTTGCAGTTGTTTGTCAGCTAGCTCTCTCTGTACCTGAAGTTTCTCTCTTTCTATTTGATTCTTCTCTGAAGCAAGCATGTTTCTGTTTGTATCACGCTCTCTTTCCAAAGAAGTTTGATGCTGGTACTGTTCAGTAGCACGGATCTCTTTCATTGTATCCTGGTAGTCTGACATTTGGTTTTGGTTCACATCTGTCATAGCACCCATACCTGCTGCTCTAATTTCAGCCACAAGAATATCACGTTGTCTATTCTTCTCAGCTTCCATTGCTTCATGATCAAGTTTAAGCTTCTCTTGTTCAGCCTGTGCTTTAAGTTGTTGCTCTTGCATTTGCTGTTGAGACTGCTGCTCTTGTTGTTTAATCTGATTTGTTTTATCTTCAGATGCTTTAAGCACTGAGTTAAGCTCAGCAATTGAGTCTGACTGAATTACTCTACCTAAGTCATATATACTAGCTCCTGTAGTATTATTGTTTAGAGACATTGACTTAAGTTGTTCTAGAATAGCCCGGTGATTTGCTGTTGTACTAGCAAAAATGTTTAGATCTCTCATCAATAAGTCAGTACCATTGATCTCAAAGTTTACTCTTTCATCCGCAGTAGTCATGTATTGCAATCTTGCAGAAGGTTTTGTTGAGTGGTAGTATTGAGCTAAGTCTGTACGCATTTGGTGTACTCTTGGCATCAAGTAATCACAGTGCTGAATGAAGTAAGTTTCTGTCTGTGCATATGAGGCAGCCACAGCCTGCTCTACTCCTGTCGCAGTTTCCTGTGCAATTTGTTGCCCCATACGCTGAGGATTCACACCAATTACTTCATATGCTTGCTGCTTGAAATAGTTGGCAAGCTGAATCCTTGACATTAGTCTGTTTGTTTGCTCTAGATCTAGCTTTTGGAAATGCTGAAAGTTAAGTGCATTCTCTGTATTTGTGATAGATGTATCTAGCGGTAGCATCTGGAAATTCTTCATTGCTACATATGCTTTTGCTAGATTGTTCTTACCCCAGTCTTCTCCAGCTGAGTGTCTAGGTAATGCATTCTGATCTAATAAGATTACAGTACCTAGTTCATCTACTAAGATATCCGCTATCTGATTGTTTACAATGTTATATCCAATCTGGTATGGCTTCATCAAATCAAGTAGTGCAGTAGACTTTGTATTCCTATCTGAGAACACAGCACCCTCTACAGGAAGCTTACATCCATAGATTGAATTATCTCCTTTGAACTGGAATTTAATTGGACCAATATGATTTCTATCAGCACCAAGATAAATAGGTGAGAAACCACCCGGGTTATTCATACCCCAGAATGAAGGAATGTTTGGTCCAATCTTAATACCTCCCCATACTTCATTAATCCAGATCCAGTCAATATGTTCTCCAAATACTAGATTATCTTTTGTTTTGTTCTTAAAGAGTCTAGTATCATAGATAGGGTTATCTGTTACTTTGTAGTCTTCTGTAATAACCTCAGTGATAACTTCACCATTATCCATTACTTTGGTAAGGTGACCTACTCTACGCTGTGACTTCCAATAACCAGTTGTTACTCTCAATAGATAAGCAGTACCAGCTACATTGAAGTCTTCACCTTCAGATAGGATCTGCGTGATTACATCCCCAGCATCTGTGATATTACCAGCAACCATTGATGTATACTGTCTGTATGCAAGTGACGGCATGTTGGTATTCCACTCATGTGTCTTAGTAGCATCATAGAAAGAACCATCATTTTGCTGTCCACCAATGTTGTATCCTGCGGATCTAATTGGGTAGATTGCTTCAAGAGCCTGCATCTGGTCTTCTGTCATCATGTAACCGTACTTGTCAATTACATCAGCTACAGTAAACATATCTGTCTTACCAACCCAGTTAGCTTGAGAAATATATCTTGCATCTGGTGACTTATGGTAAAAGCAAAGAACCGGGTTCCATAACTCTACTTCATAATCATCTTCCATCATACGCATGTGCCAGAACTCACGGTCAGTAATTAAGCTATCACGGAATCCTCTTTCTTCAAGCTCATCCATGCGGAATCTTTCCACGTCAACCTTATGCTGGTGAGATGCCCACTGTTCTATTAAAGATCTATAGTCTTTCTTAAAGAACATCTCAATCTCAGGAAGTGACTTTATATTTTCAGGTGTTAACTGCTGCTGAGCTTCTTCAGAATTTGGATCAAGTCCTTGTTTAACCAAAGCACCTTGAATCTTCATCTGTGCTTCTGCCATAAGAACCTCTTCTACAGCTGCACGCTTTTGTTCCATCATTTCATTGTAAGAGAACTCATCTACCGCACGGTAAGTAAGTTTGGTTGATCTCTTAGCAAATTCAGCTACTAGAACATTGATAACGTTAGGAATAATTGGATAGAACTTTAATTCTAATGCAGAGTAATCTTCTTTTGTAAGTGTTTCTACAATATCTCTGTACTCATTGTCCTCTTCAATAATGTAGTCTGACTTGTCTATGATACCTTTAGCAAGTTTATAGTTCTTCATAAACCTGCGGGCATTTCTACGGATTTGTTTTAACCCGTTCCATTCTAACCAGTCTAGGTTCCAGGCTGCCCACTCCTGGTCTTTGTCTTTCTTGGGGATAAATTGTAAAGGTTGGGTAATACTACCCATTCTATTATGTTGCGCTTTAGCTCCTTTCTTGAGCTGCATTGCATTATATATTTCCATACCCTTTATTTAAAGTTTTTAAATGGTGATCTCTTAATTGTTTGGCCCCCACTTCGCATACCTTTCCCCATGTGCCGGAAAGGGCTATGAGGTAATTTAAACAAATTATCTGACTTTTGCAAGTTTTTGGCAGCCTCATCCATGACTACACGCTTCTGGTAACCCCTATTTGATTGCTGAATTTTCATGAATGCAACCAGTGCGGAGAATGAAACCAGTCTATCCACGTTGAGTCCCTCTGTGTAGGCTTGCATTTCTTTGAGTAACATAGGATCAGGAATACGTTCAATACCATATGTGGTCTTGACTATAGTTCCATCTTCCCTAGTAACTGTATCTAATTCTTCTCTAGTATATTCTATGACATAACTTAGAAGGTGAGACTTAAATAATATCCCGGTATTCTTCCAACCATACTCCTGAAATACATTTGCATTAGCACCTAGATCTTTGAGGAACATGATCTGTGTTCTAGGTACTAGATACTTTTGCTTCTTTCTTGATATCATGTACTGGATAAACAAGGAAATGTTGTTCTCTATTACCGTCCAGGCGTTGTACCACTCTATGATCATCTCCAGTCTCTCATGAGTCTTCTTGATATCATCAAATCTACCACACCATGCAGCTACTATCTTGTCTTGTTCTATGTAATTCTCTGTCTCAACACCGGTGACTTTGGTTACTTCTACTGGTGCTTTCATCACATATATAGAACACAAGGAATCTGAGGTAGTTGTTTTTCCCTCAGACACGGGGTCAATTGAGGCATAGTACATCCCAAAGCTTGGATCCTTCACCGGCCTTTCCCATACTACAAGCGTCCCTGTTTTATCTTCTGTCTTCTTAGATATAGGAAATTCAGATATAGGAAGTTTATTTGTTTCTCTCACCTTTGGTATACCTTGCTCATCTCTGTAGATATCTAAGAACTCATATGAGTATTCTTTGTCTTCTATTCTTCTGAGCTGGGCTCCAACTAAATGCTGCGGGAATATAGATACCTTTCTATGTGCAAACGCTTCTTCAATGTTTCTTGGATGCTGTGATACTTCAAGCTGATATGCTTCCGGAGTCATTTTCTTTTTGCACTCTTCAAAGTAATCATCTAGAGCCTGAAGCGCTTCTTCTACCAGGGAGTTTCCATATGCATCTATATATGGCGGCATAGACCACTGTTCAGGAATAAACAAACCTGATATACCTACAGTACCTTTCTTATCTATAAGATCTGTATCTACTGCATAGATATCTTGACCTTCTGGATTAAGTATCATTTCCTTCAGTGGCTCACATTGATCTAAGTCTCCCACAGATCCTGCAGCAATAAACATACCCGTGGTCATCATACCTGACTTAAGTGCTGGTTTGATATATCCAAAGGTTGTATCCATCTTAGGTGCAATTCCCGCTTCCTCATGGAAGAAGTATTTAACCGGACCCCCTACACCATTTGTTGGATCTTTCTCAAATGACATACCTTGAATAGTACCTTTGAGACCAACCTCAGTCTTGCGGTCCCCTTTTCTTACCTCAATCTTCTGCTGCCACATCATGACCTTGTCTGGTGACATAGGTCTATACCATGCGGTATGTTCATTTAAGAAGGCTGCATATTCAGATAAGAACTTCCATGTACCTTTCTCATTGATGTAATCTTTAAGTGATGCACCCATCTTAAGTGTAACCCCTGCCTCAAACCACTGCTGATTTATCAGTTTACCGGCATGATAATATGAAGAGGCTATCTGACGTTTCTTAAGGATAGCTGAATGCTTGTAGTGTAACTCAGCTAATAGCTCATAAAGAGCCATGTGATACTGAGCATCCCGTATATCTGCAAATCCAAATGCTTGAATCTCTTTGTTAAAGATAGGCAGGAAGTTAAGCCACATGTAATACTCTCTAGCTAGGAACCAGATCTCTTTACCGGACTTTACAATAACACCTTTTCTACATCTTTCCTTTTGATCATCCCAGTACTTAATAAAGTCTTTGGATTTATAAGGGGCTGTACAGTATACTTTGTTTTGATTGAATAATCTAGACTGCTCATTAAATATCAATGAGCTATCTTCATTAAAGTTGTATTGACCGGGCTCTTTGAATATACTTACTATAAAAAGCTTGAAGTCATCTCTTGAAGCAAAGTCAGTAGTAGTCCAGGTACCATTATCCCAGGTAGGTATGTCGTTCCAAAAATCCATTATGAGTCATATGCTAGTCCTTGTCCACCTCTTACTTTGCTTTGCTGCTCATCCTGTAGGTCCTTGTAGGCACCCTTAAATGATTGTCTGATTGAGTCAAAGTCTTTTGCCATAGCTCTGATTTGACCTATGTTACCATCCTTACCATCAGTAATCTGAGTAGTAGCTAAGTATCTTGCTATTCTATCTAGTGCTTTCTGCATACCATCATACGCGCGGGATGTTGGTGTCTCATATAATCTAGAGCAGAATTGCAGCGCAGTATAGATATCTTTGTCTTCTGGGGAAAACTCTGCCTCTATCTGATCTAAGATTAGATCCTCCTTATCCATTGCTGGAGTATGAAAGAATATGTTCAAATCAGGATTAGGACATGTCATGTAGAACAAGTACTGGTAGATCTTAAGATAATCCTCTGGATAGTTATCCATGATATCTTTAAGCGCTTTCATTGTAAAACAATGCTCAGTAGGTACCACTACCCCGTTCTGCACGTCAAATAATCTTACTATCATTTCTTTTTAATTTAAAAAGGTAAGTCCCCTTTTTGTATTTTTTTTGGTAGGCCTAATAAGTTTCTTAGACCGTCCCAAAAGCCAGATGCAAAATATGCACTGCGAATTATATGGGAGTCTTTACACACTATATATCCATTATACTGAGTACTGTTCTTTTTAAAATAACAAAATACGTTACCCTTGTATTTGAATATCTTAACAGCTTTAATTTCTTCATAGTTAAACCAAGCAGGGTTACCTAAGTAATTGGTTTCAATCTTATAAAATCTCATAGTTATTTCTTTTTAATTTGGTCTCTGTTATCATATAGCCAGTTGATGATTGAGATAACTTCATCTGCAAGATATGGTACTTCCATTTGTATAACTTCTTTGACTACGGGATCTCCATTTGATGAATACCTAGTAATAGGATATCCATACTCATCTGTTCCCTCTACTTCAAAGATAACGTGATGGATGTATATCTTACCTGGTCTAAGCTTACGGTTATGCTTTAGTATAATATACATATAAATACTAAGCTGTAGTGCATAGTGGTTGAAGTTACAGTCATCCAAATGACTTACCGGGTGCTGCATCTTATCAGATATTCCTTCCCAGTTCTTGAATGATTCTGTCTTAATCTCTTTATTAGTCTTGTAGTCAATAATGTTTACTTTACTATTGACTACCTCTACTAAGTCAGACTGCCCACATAT